GGGTTCGATTCCCGTACGGACTGTTTTAAAAGTCGCATAAACACTGTGTTTGCGGCGTCTTAAGAAAATTGGTACTCAAAATGGTACTCAAAAACTGAACACAAAAGAAAGGAGTCTGCACAAGCGCTTAAGATTCTTTTCTATAAATGGTAGGCTTGGAACGCTTGGGGCGTTCTTTTTTTATGCGGTTTTTCTGCTTATTTTTTGCGGAAGAACCGTATTTTTTTATGCAAAAATATAAGCATAGGAGGGATGCGGAATGTTATTTACGGATGAAATTCTTGAAAAAATTTTAACAAGAGAAGATGTGTCGAAGGTTCCGCTCGTGTATCAGTCAGCAATGATTCACGCAATCAAGGAAGTATTGGAGGAAGAGAATGTATCAGATGCAAAATCAGAGTATGGCATTTAACCCAAACCCAAGCTATGCCGCTTATCAATACAACCCAATGCAAAGGTTTCAACAACCAGAGCCACAGATTCCGCAGATGCAACCGCAGTTTCTTGGAATCCAAGGAAAAGTAGTGCAGTCGGAGTCAGCAATCATGGCAAATGATGTGCCTATGGATGGAAGTGTTGCGTTCTTCCCGATGCAGGACATGAGCGCAATCGTAGCGAAACAATGGGATGCCAATGGAACAATCAGAAAGACCGTTTACAAGCCTTTTAATGAGCAGATGGCAGATTCTTCAAGTGAAGATAAAAGAATCGAAATAGGGCTATCTGATGATGCGGCAAAGGCTATTACTGACAAATTGGATTGCTTGTTTGGAAAGATGGAAGAGTTGGAAGATAAGTTGTCTTCGCAAACGCAAAGAAAATCTTCACGAACACAAAAGGAGAGTGAGTCTTAATGAATCCTATGCAGATGTTACAGGGAATGAGAAACCCACAGCAGTTTTTACAACAAATGATGGGGAACAACAGCGTAATGAGCAACCCTATGGCGCGCAATGCTATGCAAATGGCGCAGAAGGGAGATTCCAAGGGCATCGAACAGATGGCTAGGAATTTGTGCAAAGAAAAGGGAATTGACGCAGATAAGGCTTTTGAGTCGTTTAAAAGCCAATTAGGAATGTGATACTAATTCTTGCAAGATTATGTATATAAAAAATGAATTATGGAGGTAAATTCTATGTTTAACACAGGTAATTGTGCATCCGTTCCGCTTGTCGCGAACATTGACGGAAACGGAAATAAAAACGGATGGGGCGCAGAAGGCTCATGGTTATGGTTCATTATCGTTATCTTCGCTATCTTCGGATGGGGTGGGTTCGGTAACGGATTCGGAGGAAACGGAATGAATGGTGGTGTCGGAAGCGAAATCCAGCGCGGATTTGATAATCAGGCGGTTGTGTCAAAACTTGACGGCATTACAAACGGACTTTGTGACGGATTCTATGCTGTGCAAACCGGCATGAACGGCATCAACACAAACATTTTGCAGACCGGATTCGGCATTCAGCAGGCTATCAATGCTGATACAGTCGCTAATATGCAGAATACAAATGCATTACAGTCACAGCTTGCTAACTGTTGCTGCGAAACAAGAGAAGCTATCCAAGGCGTAAACTACAACATGGCAACTAACACTTGCGCATTGCAGAACACCATGAACAGCAACACGAGAGACATTATCGACAGTCAGAATGCAGGAACACGCGCTATTCTTGATTATCTCTGCAATGAAAAAATTTCTTCCTTACAGGCAGAAAATAATGATCTTCGCAGAGCAGCTTCACAGGATCGTCAGAGTGCATTACTTACAACTCAGATGGCAGCTCAGACACAGCAGATTATCAATGCGGTAAATCCGTCTGCTATCCCGGCATATGTCGTACCTAACCCAAATGCTTATGCATATGGATGCGGATGCAACACCGGTTGCAACTGCTAAAACTAAATAATTGAGTATCTTAATTGAGTTTAACTCGATCATGTCTGCTATGCAGTATTACTTATAATCAAAGGGCAGACTGTAATGTTTGCCCTTATTTTTATGGAAGAGAGGTAAAAATAATGGAAGTAACAGGAATTGCATTACAAACCGTTTCCGCTGGAGAAGATGTTGCATTCACAGAAACAGCAGTAAACGGAACAAAATGTATCGTACACAGACAGGGAAGCGGAATTATCAAGTTAAGAGGTATCACAAATCAGTGCAAGGCTAGATTTTTAGTATCTTATAGTGGAAACATTCAGATACCGACAGGCGGTACAGTTGAAGAGATTTCGCTTGCTATTGCAGTGGATGGAGAACCTTTACAGTCAACACGAATGATAGTTACTCCGGCAGCAGTACAAAATTTATTTAACGTTTCGGCTCAGGCATACGTTGATGTACCTTGTGGCTGTTGCAGTACAGTAGCGGTGCAGAATACATCTACACAGGCTATTGAAGTACAGAACAGTAATTTGATTGCAGTAAGGGAGGCTTGATATTATGCATAAGTTTGCGAAACAGATTATGGATTGCGTGAAAGCCCACGTTGACGGCATCGGAATTGAGAATTTTGAGGGTCAGAACCTTGATGATCTCAAGGATTGGACGGAGATTGCAAAGAACATCGTGTGCTTTGACAAGGACTATAACATTGTTGAAGCAATGAAAAAGTCTGAAAACGAAGAAATCATGCGCATGGCGGAAGAATTTGGGGATTATCCGGGAAGAAGATACTACAATGAGTACCGGTACTCAAATGGCAGATTCGCACCGAAGGGGCGCGGAACACGCAGAGGATATATAGAACCGCCATATTATCATCAGATGCCGGAAGATTACCACGAATGGGAGAGAATGCCGGAATACGACCGAATGAGAGACCTTGACCGAATGAGTATTGGAAAGATGTATTATTCAGAGCCTATGAGCGGAAATAACGGCATGAGTACCGGTACTCACGATGCAAGAGAGGGCAGAGCCGGTATGAGCCGGAGAAGTTACATGGAGACAAAGGAAATGCATAACGGAAATTCACCGGAAGATAAGGACGCAAAGATGAAAGAACTCGAAAAGTACATGAAATCTCTTTCGGAAGATGTGACCGAACTGTTTTCCGGCATGTCCCCGGAAGAGAAACAGTTGACCAAGACTAAGCTGACTACGCTTGTTACGAAAATGTAATAGAGAGGGCATTTTGCCCTCTTTGTTTGCGAGGTGGTAAATTGTTCACAATAAACAATGAAATGTGGAATTTGGTCAAAGTATCGCGTTACAGCGATATGCTACAGAGAAGCGATGGGAGCAGAACGGTAGGCATGACCGACAGAGACACGAAAACGATATATCTTGCGGATGATCTGCGCGGAAAATTCCTTGACCGTGTGTTATGTCACGAATTATGCCATGCGTTCTGTCTTTCGTATAATGTATACATGGATATTAGCACCGAGGAAATTGTAGCAGACTTTTTGGCTACATACGGAAGAGAAGTATTTGAAATAGCAGACAGACTATTGATTGAACTTATGGAGGTTGTTGCATAATGGATAAAATTTCAGAACTCTTACAGTACGTTCACCGGACGAATCCGGAAATGACTAGGGAAAAGCTGATAGAAGAGTTGAGCAAAAGCGATTATGCGGCGCGGTCTTTAATTTTTACGAAAGAAAATTTTCTCCGCGCGTCAAAAAATATTTCGTAATTTTTTTGTACCCCCTGGGGTAGCGTTTTTGGGGTCGAGATTCCATTTTCACGGATTCTCAAAAACGTGTAACAAACGTGCAATTATCTTCGGCATTCCGCAAATAACACAAATACACTATATGCTATGCCATATATAGATAATATACTGATGATATTTGATAATATAACAGATCGCAGGCAAACGCCAGAAGACGTTTGCCCGGCTGTAGTTATAGTCTAGCATAGACCGCATTTTACCACTTGTCAAGATAGTTTTTCCCATCGTATCGGCTGTAAGTGCGTGTTATGTTTTCCGGTCTTTGCGTGATCTGTAACCAGTCACCGCCACGCTGCGCGGTTATTTTGATTTTTGCAGACTCCACCCATTCCACGCCCTCAAACTTTGAGTAGCCGCACATTTTGCCGGATATTTCCAGATAACCAAGGGCAGACACCCGGCGCATGATTTCCCTTTTTCCGATATACTCATATTTTCCCATCTTTCCCACCTCCTTATATTGTGTTTATTTGTCAATTTGCGCATGGAAACCGATTTCCATGTAGTCCGCGCTCCCGGAATCGAACCGGAACGGATGCACCAAGCACGCGAAAAAGGCGGAATGGTACCGCCTTAAATTACAACAAAATCCCCTTGAAATCCTGTTGTTACGATCATTTTTCCGTCAGATCTGCGGTACACAACGCCGCATCCGTCCGCAAAAGTTGACCACACGAGCCATCCGGGCGGTGTGAGGTTTTCACCGGTTTTATAATCCAGGAATGAGTAACGCGGAATAACGCCACTTTTTTCTTGATCTAGCGCGTTGTTAATTGCTTGCGATTCTGTCACAAGCACAACGCCGTTTTTTGCGTGCAAAACATAGTTATTTTCATTCATTTTTTATTTCTCCTTTTCAATTTCATAAAACCGCCGCCGGTAGTGATCCGGCGGGCATCCTCTGCGGCGGCTAATTCAAACAGTTTTCAATATTTTTCGCAAGGTGCGGAAAGGCTTTTTCTATGTCTTGTACGCTGTCGGCGTAATAATCACCAACAATTTTCCCGAAAATGCGAAGATTTCCGGAATAAAACCCGCCTAAATCATTAAAATATATGTCTAATCCTGTCACCTGTTCCGGCTTGTCACCATACCACATATCAATATTTGTTTTTCCCATTTTCAAGTCCTCCATATTCAAATTTTTCCAGTTTCCCGGTAAAAGCAAGCCGGGGAATCGAACCCCGGAAGCGCCAACCTTGCTAATTAATTATTTTGCTTTTGCAGCGTGTTTTGTAAGCTCTCTGTAAAGCAGATTACATGCTGTCGCTTCTGCCTTATCCTCTGTATATCTGCCTTTTTCCTCTTCTGTCTCGTCTAAAATATCAGCAAGCCAATCAACGGCAGAGCCAAGAAAAATATCATCAGAAATAGGGAAAGCTGTAGGAAGTCCTGCCATCCAGTCGCAAAACAAAGAATATTTACTAATTCTTCCGGCTCTATACTGACAATCATATTTAACTTTCTCGTTCTCAAAAGCCGTTAAAATGTCTTTGCATATGTCGTTGTAGTCTGTCTTTGCTTCCTTGTTGTCATATGTGTAATATTCCTCTGCTGCTTCGTAACTCTCCATGATTGCGTTTTTAATTGCTTCCATTGTTTCTTTGCTGTTTGTTCTTCTCATTTCTTTTTACCTGTGCTATAATATAGCTACCTTTCTTTTTTGATTGGTGGCGGTTCGTTCTTGGTAGGAGTGACCGCCTTTTTTGTTTTCTGTGCTTCATTTGATGCTTGTATCATATCACTAAATTTAGTGACAGTCAATAGTAAATATCACTTTTTTTAGAAATATTTTTCTTGACTTTTCCAGATAGGAAAAGTATGATTGATTTAAGAAAATCTATATAGAAAGGAAGGTACGCAATGCTAAAATACAGATTTGATGTAGGGGACGCGTTGGAGCGCATCGGCTTTAACTCCTACATGGCTAAAACAAGCGGATTGTTAAGTCAAGAAACGCTCAAAAAAATAAAACGTGAGGACACAAATATAAATGCAAAGAGCATTAATAATCTTTGTCTGCTTTTGGATATGCAGCCGAAAGACATCTTTATATATGTAGAGAGTCCGGAAGATTTGGAACTGAAAAAGAAATTGCAAAAAAAATAAAATATCACTTGTAAAAGTGATATATGTGTGCTATAGTATAGTCAGATCAAGAAAACAGCACAGAGCCGAAAGGGGAACGACATATGTTAAAATTAGAAAATCTGAAGAGGAAGAAGGAGAACGGAATGACCTTGTATTTTTATGCGGGGTTGGGTTGGGTAACCGCAGAACGGTTGAGCCAGCCGGATGTTGCAGAGAACGAAGCAGTCAAAGATTTTGATTGCAATCCGAAAAATTCCAGAAAGTGTTCCGACTGCCCGCACAACCGAAATTTTTCGGATTGGCAAGATAGATTGCCGTGTGGTCAGTACCACTGCTGGGTTGACGTAACTTGCAGGAAGGAGAACGGAATATGATTAGATGGAAGGCAACGAGTGTGAATGGACTTGTGGAATATGAGCAGGAAGCGGAAAGTTTCAAGGAGCTTTTCGATGCGCTGGACGGAAGAGGAATAATTAGCGATCCTGATTTCCCCCTTTATGATACGGCACTCTTGGAAAAATACGGGAAATCATTTGATGATGCCGGTTTTAAAGACGAGAGTGGCGAACTTGATTATGAAAAAGTTGATAATTTCTTAGATGGAAAAGAGTTGTCCGATAAGGAGTTATACGAATTAATATGCTCCCGAAACGGGGAAGCATATTATCAAAAATTTATGAGAGAAACCGAAAACGGCATCGTTGAAATCGGGGAATCAGATTTTGATAAAACCGGCAAATACAAATATTAAAAATGCCGGTGGATAATCCACCGGCAACAGTCACGTAAATTTGAAGGTACTAAACCTAATCTTCCAAAACTTACGTGGTTAAGAATAGCATATAATAACTCAAAAGTCAAGAAAATATTTTGACAACATTTATATTAACAAGACAAGAAAGGGGAAACACCATGAAAAAATATATTGTAAAAGATCGGGGCATTGAATGGAGTTATGACAACAAAGAAAAGGCTGCTAAGAAAGCCGCTGATCTGAACACGGAAGTAACAGAAAAAACCGTGTGGAGATATTACGCCCCATATTATACAAGCGGCGCTGCAAACTATCGGGAAATCACGGGTGAAACTTTAATAGACACAATAGAGAAAGGCTTTGATCAGATCATAAAAGATTATGATCTTGGCGGCGTTTCAGGCTTGAAATTGAAGTCTGTTAAATTACAAAAGGAAGATGGGTATGCGAATTTAGTTGTAGATTTTATACCACTCGGAAAACTTGGAAAAGAACTTTCAGAGGAAGAAAAGGCAGTAAAAATTGAATGGGTTACAGATGATGAATTCCAGGGCGAATACACTTTTACATTGAACAAATAAAAGGCTAGCGGAGTCGATAAGCTCCGCTATTCTGCATTAAGGAGCAAATAAAAACATGGCTAAAGTTGTAAAAAAATGCGTTGTCTGCGGGAAAGGGTTTTATTGCGAATCATCGCGTGACATTGTGACCTGCTCGAAAGAATGCCGGTTGATACATTTGAGCCAAACACATACGGGGTTAAAGCGCTCCGAAGAGAGCAAGCGCAGGATGTCAGAAACAAGGCGCGCGAATCCGCGAAATACAGAAATACAGCGAAAAGCTACAGAAGCCGCAAAGAACAGTCCGAAATCCGGACGGTTTGAAACAAACAGGGCGGCGATAGATTGGCATTTAGTAAGCCCAGAGGGAGAGCACTTTTATATTCACTCCCTGTCCTTTTGGCTTAGGGAAAATTGCAATAAATATTTTGGAGTAGAGCCGGACAGCAAGCAATTTTTTAATATAATTGCGGGGTTGAGCCGCGTTAAAAGATCGGTTCTTGGGACACTTCCAGAAGGGCAACGCCCCGGATATAGTTATAAAGGTTGGTCAGTGATTCCGACCGAGGATGATAAACAGGATAAATAAAAGATTGGACAAGGGCAGTTTTCCGGCTGCCTTTTCTTTTTTGCCATGTCCAAAATCAACAACGTGTCCGGGCATATCTTACAAAATCTCCGAAAAATCGTAAACGAACTATGAAACTTTTCTTAAATTTTTATAAACAAGGATAGTTGTATTAGGTTCTTGACAAGTTCCAAAATGATAGAATAGTATCAGTTTTTGGTAAAAATCGTCTGACAATCGTCTGACATAACACGACACAATCGTCCGACGTCGCTTTTTCAGATCTTTGATTCTCTTTCTCTATCTTTTTCTTAATCTTTTAAATTAATAATAATATACTGTATCTAAAGCCTATAGGTTTATAGTAAGTGTATATCCGCATACGCGCGCGGCGTAAGTATATAATACCACCGTAAAAAATTAAGGCTTGACTTTAATCCCGGAAATAGTGTATACCAGAATCAAAGAGATTAAACAGAACGGAGGTGTGAATAGTATATGCAGGATATAAAGAGTGTAGAGAATGTAGATCTTACAAGCCTTATAGTGGATCTAGGTACAGTACAGATATACACATCAACTGTACAAGATTTAATAGACAACGCTTGTATAGAATTCCACATCGAAGATTTGTTAAAAGCTGGACAGAGACAGTGGAAAGCTGTTATGCAGTATGTTGGTATGCATTTATTCCCGGATACAAAAGCATTAAAAGATAAGAGCTTAAGTCCTCTTGGCAATGCAACTATACCGACTAACTGCAATAGGTATGATAGAGAGGTATTATATAAGCTTTGTGATTATTATATATACATCTCCAATGTGTATAGCAAGTTGGTAAGTACGGTAGCATTTAGTTATTTTTGTAATATACCTACGAACACAATGGATATATGGGCTAGTGATGAACCAAGTTCGCTGACTTTCAAGATGTGGCAAAAATTGCAGCGATCCCGTAAGGATTGTATCCTAGATCGTGCATATGATTCCAATAGCCCTGTAGGCACCATGTTCGTGGGAAATAATGAATTCGGCATGAATCAGCCCGGCATTGGCGATAATGCCACGCAACGCAAGGCAATCACAGCGCAGGAGCTGCCAAGATTGGACGAGAAAAAGAGTCAAGAATTGCACGCAATTGATACACAATTTACGGATGCAGCGGCAAATAATACGGTTTAAATTGTGTGTGATTATTCTACAATTCACAAATGCAGTAATATCAATGGTTGTAGCGTTTCTACTGTTCGTAAACTATTCGGAAAAGTTAGGTTTTGCGAATAGTTGCAAGGGTATGACGTGAATTGTATTAAAACAATTTGATTTTCACACAATGACAACAGAACGAAACGGAAAATATTTTAGATTTCCATGTTTGCAAGAAAAGGATGGGGAGGGGGTCTGACAGAAAGACCACCGGGCGGCTACTAAGTCCCTCAAATTCCTACAAAAACAAAAAGTCTTATTCAGACAAAGGAGCATACATGAATCCACTGAAAATTACAGAGCCAATAGATTCTACAAACGCAGAAGAATTTCAAGAAGAGGTAAACAGAGTAATAAAATCACTGTCTGAGTCTTATCGTGAGATAGTAGACATTAAATATTCTACACACGTATTCAATGGCTGGAAGAGAGGTTATAGCGCAATAGTGCTTTACCGATAGCAATAAAAAGCCACTTAAAACACACCCATTGACTTTCATCGTAAATAGGCTATAATAAATTTATAACAATTCACTTTCACGTTGCGAATCGCAACTACATTTCCAAAAAATTTTTTAAAAACAAAAAGAGTGTTTCGGACAGGAGAATGATATATGACCGGGAATGAGTATCAGGCTTTAGCAATGCGGACAAATGATCGCAAAGCGACAGAAAGAATTTCGGATAAATTCGATTTGCTTAAATTTTGCAAAAATAACAATATCGCATCTGCGTTGCAAGATTATGACCTTGGCGGAGTCTTCAATGCTTGTCTCGGGCTATCTGGTGAGGTTGGAGAATTTAACGACATAATCAAAAAATGGATCTTCCACGAGAAACAGCTTGATATTGACCATGCAAAGAAAGAAGCTGGCGATATTTGCTGGTATCTTGCAATGCTTTGCGAATCCTTTGGATGGAGCCTTGATGAAATCATGCAAATGAACGTGGACAAGCTTAAGGCACGTTACCCGGAAGGCTTTGACATTGAAAGAGCAAACCACAGAGCGGAAGGTGATGTTTAATGGCAAGCTGCGGCAATGAGTTGATGAAAACCGAGTATACCAAAGCTTTTGATGAAAAGCGCAAAGGTCTGATTGAACAGTCGTATTACAAATACGGACCGGCAAGAATGAATTTTGCAAACGGGAATGTGGATGCAATCGAAAGTTTGAAAATGAATCTTGCCAAGTTTGAAGAGACCGGGAACCTTGAATATCTGTGTGATGTTGCGAATTATGCCATGTTCCGGTTTATGTTTCCGCAGCAGGGCGAGTATTTCGAACATACGGACTCTGATTCATCTGCCGGGATCTTCGGTATGAGCGTAAATGAAATGGAACGATTCAAACAGGAACACAGCTTTGAGGATGGGAGATATTGATATGGCTTTGAAAGTTATTGCAACAGCGGCAGATGCCCTCGTAATACTGGGACTTATGAGAGAACAGGTAAAACAAAAAGACAATTCAAACGCAATGGGGTATTTGCTTTCATACGCGATCTTTGCAATGAATATTATGGTCATTTGGAAATGATGGGCTATCGCCAAGTGGTAAGGCACAGGATTTTGATTCCTGTATTCCCGGGTTCGAATCCCGGTAGCCTAATTGGTTGCATGCTGACGATCCATGCAACCACATATGTTTTTCTCATATGTACTTGAACCCTTGGTTGAATGTTTCAAGCATTTGGGTTCCTCCTTTCCACACTAGGATTATTCTGTTAAGGGCGGTGCGAGACCGCCCGGTGGTGTTTGTCGCAGATGGCGGCATCTTGGCGTAAGACTATATGGTGTTGAGCGGTATCCGCTTTGTAATTTGCAGACGTGCAATCCATATAGCAGTCAATCATGGTTCGGGCATCTATCCCACGGTGTCCGAGCTGTGAAAATGTAATTCCCCTTAAGAAGTTAGGTGGTGGCAGAACGAAATGCAAGCAAAGAAGCTGATCGGTAAGAGTGTTGCCAAGTGATAGGCGGAAAATCATCCGTAATCAGCAACAACACCTTTTCAGAATCCGATTATGTGAGGTTCAAATCCTCACCCACCTACTCGGTCAAATTATGCTGTCTGCTTGCAGGCGGTCTATGTTTTGGCTGAAATACGATGCTTGCCTATTGCTCTGCAATAATTTAATTCGGAGTAGAACCATGGAAATAGGCTTGCATGGTAACATTGAGTTGCCGGTGAAAAGCTGTAAACCGGAATCGTGTAACGCATAGCACGTAAAATATATTGCTAACCGTCTGATGACGGTTATGGGGATTTAATTCAGTGGCAGAAGACACGGCTTATATCCGGGGTGTCGCGGGTTCGATTCCTGCAATCCCCACAGGTGATGTTGCCAGTACACCCCTAGTGTGTTTATTACAGAAATGCAGGTGCTAATCAATATACCGGTTAAACTTAGCACAGGTAACTGGATTGAGCGGTTGTCATTCAAAAGATGGCGGTAACCGCTGACTAAAAGAACCTTGCACTTAGTGTAGTGTGGAGCAAGGAAAAACGGAAACTACACGACATAGCTTGTTAGCTGAGATGGATTAGCGACAGACTGAAAATCTGTATAGGGCGGCTCGATACCGCCACAAGCCATTGAGCGGTGTTAGTAGCACCGTGCCATTCTGAAGCGCAAGGAATGGTTCGGGCAGGGAACTTCCATGCCCGGCGCGTGCAGATATAATCCTAATTGGCAAGGAAACTGTTTGCTAAACAGTCAGTAGCCGGAAACGGTGTTTCGGTTCGAGTCCGAATATCTGCGTTTATCCTTATCTCCACTTAGTCGGGTGCTACTGCAATAGTTCCGGTCGATGGGAGACTTATGGATGGTAGCGGCATTATTGGTAACAGAAAACCCTTCCGTGATTAGAAATTGCAGATTTGAAAGCGGTTGGCATGGTTTGATCTGACAGGGTTCGATTCCCTGTGCCGCTATTCGATGGTTGGTATTTACGCAAAATGGTGTGTAAGTATGATAAAAACATTGTGGAATATTTATATCAAACAAAAGACACGGAATCTCACGAGGATTCCGATTTTTGCTATGATTGAGGGAGAAATATGACAAACTGCGTGAATTGCGGCGCACCGATTGAAACCGATAAAAAGGTGTGTCCTTATTGCAAAACTCCATATGATGTAAGCGGATTCAAGGCTGAAATAGGGGAAATGTTCGGAGAAATCACGATTGGTGGAAAAACAAGCAGAGTATATCTAGGAAATGTAGAACACAAGCAGTTATTAAATAGCGAGCCATATTTTGATACAGATGGTATTTTGCATCGTGAGATTCCAAAAACAATAAGAAAATTTACTTTGATTGAGGTGTGAATTATGACAAGTTGCTTGTGCTGTGGAATGTTAATACTTGATTCCGAAGTTGATAACTGTCCTTATTGCAAAATTCTATTTAAACAAATTCCGGCAAGGAACGTTCCAGAAAGTCAGCCGGAGAAGGTAGAAACGGCAATATTTGAAAACGTGGTATTTAATAAAGGGGATGGGCGTAAGAATGTGTGATTTTTGTCGGAATAAAAAGAAAATAATTGATGGTAAAGGAAATTTAGTTCTTTTTGGAGCTGAAAATAACATGATTTTCGACAATAGCGATGGAAAAGAGGTTGCAGGAGTCGTAAAAATTAATTTTTGCCCTATCTGCGGAAGAAAGTTGGTGTAGTGATGGCAGAACCTTTAAGTAAATTAGCGGAAAAATGTAAAAGTTGCCCAAAATCTAAAAAATGTGACCATAAAAGAATGGAATTATGCGCTTTGGCGGATTTGCCACCGCAAAATCTTGCAAGTGCTACACAAGGCATTTTGATGGATGCGGCAATGCCAGTTTTGAGGGAAGAAATAAAAAGCCCTTTAAGTCCATTTAGATACAAAGACGAATTAGAAAAAACACTAAATGATTTGCATTTTGGAAATATGTTTATGAATGGTGTTTAGAAAGCTGGTGAAAGAATGAAACATCAAAAAGAATGGTGCACTTGCGACAGGTGCGGTGCTGAAATAGAAAAGCCTAAAATATGGTATGACCGAATGTTCCCTTATCTAAGAACCGTAAATTTAAAAAGACCTATGCGTTTCAGAGAAATATTTGCAGAAATTGAACAAGGGAGAATAGAACCGGTTATAAGCAGAGACGGTATAGACAGTATTATATTGGACGAATACTATTGCACAAAGACAAAGCAAATTGACTTATGCCATAAATGCAGAAAGGATTTTGAGAGGTTTATGAGAAATGACTGTTAATATGGGAACTAAAACATATGAAATGAGCAACAAGCAGGCAAAAGCTATCCTTGGAACGGCTAAGAAACTTGCAAATTGCAACATATACGGTATTGAAAAAGGAAATGTGGTGATTATGCTGAATGAAAAGTATGAGGACGATATGAGCCTTAAAAAAGCCGTAGAGGAGTATAAAAAGAAAGGGTTCAAGGTGCATTGGAAATGAAGAAAACGCGTTCAAAAATCATAATCAAAACTAGAAAAGGCGGTTACACAAAGATTTATGCCAATGGAAAATGGCAGAAGGGAGTGTATAATATTGATTTTCATGCTGAATGCACGCCATTGAGATACCCATGCATAAAAATTTCTTGCGAATTTGATAAGAATAAGACTGACAAAAACGGTTCGGTTATTTACGACCCGGAAAAAGAAGAATTTGCAAAAGAACACGTAGTTGCAAGAATTTAGGGGGCAAGATTATGAAGAAGAAAATTATAGCAATTGCATTAGGATTGACATTGTGTTTAGGAATGACCGGATGTGCATCGTGGGACAGATTTGTGGTAGACATGAAAAGCGATGCAAATGGCGGTATGCAGAGAACCATTACTATATATACGGCAGATGGTAAAGAACTTGCAACATATAAAGGCAAAATTGACCTTAGTACAAACGATGGTGGATATGTCAAGTTTGACTTTAATGGCAAGAGATATATCTACTACAACTGCTTTGTAGAGAGCATTGCAGATATTGATTAAGTGATATTACCGGCTAACAAATGGAGTTAGTCGCTAACCTAGAAAAATTATAGGCAGAGGTCAAGGCACTTCTGCTTTTGCGGAGGTGCTTTTTATTTGGCTTCAAAGCAGTTAATCAATGCGGTAAATGGATATGAAAACTACATACAGAGAAAAGGCGTTGATGAACAGGTAATAGATGCATACATACAAGCCGTAGCGGTTGCCTTAAGGACAGAGCATGATGTTGATTATGGATTGAAAATATCCGCAAGGGCAAAACAACTTATAGCAAGCTATGTCAAGCAATATACAGGTGGTAGAGTTGCAGACTTAGAAGTGTATGCCGGGGAACATGATACGACATACAAGGTGCTTCAACAATTCTACGATGTTTTGATGTATGAATCAGCCTATCTTGTGGACAGCTTTTTTTATTACATTGAAATTGATGAAAAGGATCCATGGAAAAGATTTTATTTCCCGAGAAGAAAAGTGCTACAACCTGTAGTCGGAGCATACCAGGAGATTTACGATGGAAAATTGGATTTTCTGTCCGTATCACAGCCGAAAAGAACAGGAAAAACCACAGGCGGCTTAAAATTGGCACAGATGATGGGTGGACGTGACCCAGACGGAAGTATATTTGGTGTCGGAAAAGGCGAAGGACTTGTTAAGCGATTTTATGGCGGTTTATTGCAAGGTTTTGAAACCGAAAGCACGTACAATAGATTCTTAAGTGTTTTCCCGGAAGCAACAAAGATAGGCGAAAAGGACTATAAAAGTGCTGAAAACCTATCAATCGACCTTAAAAGCAAAAATATCTTCCCGACATTTACCTGTAGACCTATTGATGGTGCAATCGTAGGATGTACCGAAGCAAATGTGCTTGTCTATATTGATGACTGCGTTAAAAACCATGAGGAAGCACGAAATAGAGATAGATTGGAGTTCCTTTGCGAGAAAGTAACAGATGATGTTCTTGGTAGACGATTAGAGGGAACACCTATTATCATACAGGGAACGAAATACAGCCTGTATGACCCGATTACGGCTTTACAAAATAAAGCTGATGAATTGGAATGGCGATGGAAAGAAGTTGCGATTCCGGCACTTGACCCGATCACAGATGAAAGCAATTGGGAGATTTATCGAAAAGATAAAAAGGGATTGCGGAAGATATTCACAACCGGTTACTACCAAAAGGAAAGAAAACTTGTTTCGGAAGAAACGTGGGCGGCAGAGTTCCAACAAGAACCATTTGAAGCAAAAGGGCGAATGTTTGCGGAGAACGAGCTTAATTATTTTGAGGAACTTCCTGTTGACCGAGAACCAGATGCAATTATGGCGGCTTGTGACAGTGCTGATAAGGGAGAAGATAGCTGCTCAATGCCGATTGGCTATGTGTACGGCAACGAGGTTTATATTGTAGATGTAGTGTTTGATAATGCCGGAACACAGTTTACCAAGCCGGAATGCGCAAATATGCTTATTAAGCACAACGTAAAGACGGTTACATTCGAGAGCAACAGTGCCGGAGAATATTTTGGTCGCGATGTAATGGACATTGTAAAAAAGCAAGGCGGGAGATGCAGCGCGCGGTTCAAGTTTAATTGTTCAAACAAAATAACTCGAATGGAAAATGCGAGAGATAATATCATTCGTGATTATTATTTCCGCGATTTCAAGAAGATGGACAGGCAGAGCCAATATTACAAGTTTATGAAAGAACTTACGACCATGACAAGAAGTGGAAAAGTAAAGCATGATGATGCACCAGATTCCATTGCATTGTTTGAGAATGAAATGAGAGGAAAATGTGTTCGTAAAGCAACAATTATGTCAAGTCCGATATAAGAGGAGGGTTTGTATGACAACCAAGGATTATTTGAACCAAATAAGCAGACTCAATAGAATGATAAATAATAAGCTGGCAGAGGTATCGCAGCTTAGAGAGCTTTCCCGCAGCATATCGGCGGTAAAAAATGAAGAAAGAGTAATGTCGTCATCTGACCCAGATAAAATAGGCTCTATATACGCCAAAATTGACGAAATGGAGCATAATCTTGATAACATGATAGATGAATACATTGAAAAAAAAGATTTGATTATAGGGCAAATAGACGGCATAGAGAATGAAAATTACTACAATATTTTGTTTTCAAGATATATAGAAAAAAAAACTTTTGAAGTTATTGCTACAGAGATGAAATACTCATGGAGACAAATTATCAGACTTCACGGAAATGCTCTTAAATCATTTGAAGAAAAATATGGTAACACATATTTAAAGATGTCATAGAATGTCATACTGCGCCAATGATATACTGTATTTGTAAGAAGTTACAAAGATGTTTTTCATAAACATATTCCTTATCAAAAGCACCGTTGCTTGATTGTGACGGTGCTTTTGCTATGCAACGAGGTAAAAATATGAATTTTTATATGAATAAAGATAAATCAATCATGTGTCCGAACTGCCATAAGTTTTTAACCAAAGCAGACAGCAAAGACCCGCGAACACATAAACTGGCTTGTAGGCACTGCCACAAGTGGATTTGGTATGTACCTAACGATGATGACAATTTTCAGATTAAGAAAATACCGGACAGCAGAAGTTCGAATGGCATGAGATTTTATTAGAGGTGTAGACAATGCAGGCAGGAAGAATTGTCATATATACAGGCGCAAAAGAAATAACGTCTGACAATATAATACCAATTTTGCGTGAAGCAATTTTAGAACATGATATTAATTCTAACAGAATACAGTTTCTTCTTGATTATGACGCAGGAATACAGCCAATAGTCAGAAAGAATCCAAAGACTTACAGACCAGACATTGACTGTAAGTGTTGTGATAATGTGGCTAATGAAGTCACGGAGTTTAATTTAGGTTTTAAGTGGGGGAATCCTATAACATTAGTTCAAAATGGCGACAATGAGGATTCTGACCTTACAAAAGCTATAGCGGAATTAAACAGTTGCTACGAATCACAGAACGCAAGACAAAAGCAGCAGAAACTTGCAAGATATGTTGAAATCGGTGGGGTTGGATATGTCCTTATTGATGTGAATACAGAATACGAGGATGGGGAAAGCTATTTCACATATAATGTATTAGACCCAAGAACGACATTTGTCGTAAGATCAACCGCCTACAGCGACAAGAGAGTTGTTCTTGCTGGGACATATATAAAAGATAAGCACAGCGGTACCAGGTATTACACTTGTTTTACCAAAGATACGAGATATGAAATTACCGACGGAATAAAAATCACTAACGGAAAAAATAAAGGAAAAACAAAATGGGGTTTTTTGGAGAGAAGTGGAGAAGAAAACCCATTGCATAAAATTCCTATTATTGAATACACAAGATCGTTTGATAGAATGGGCTGTTTTGAACGGCAAATATCTGAAATGGATAACTTAAACCTACTTATTTCAGATTTTACAAATGATGTCGAACAGAATACACAGGCAGTATGGCATACAAATGATGTTGATTTCCCGGTTGAGCAGGAAACAACAGTTGATAAAGATGGAACGCAACGCGTTACTGAAAAAGTAAGGAAGCCAAAATCTGGAGAATGGATGCAGACCTATACATCAGCAGACGGTAAAACTCCAATAGTTGAGCCACTTGCAATTAATTACGATTACACAGGTATGCTTAATAATATCCAATCAAGGCGACAGATAATCTTGCAGAAATGTAATGTGCCACAAAGAAATGATAACAGTGGTGGTAGTACAGGAGTTGCAATGTCAGACGCAACAGGCTGGTCACAGGCTGAAGCAGCGGCGGCAAAACAGCAGTTAATTACTGATGGCTGCAAAATGGAAGAGATAAAAGTTGTTCTTGCGGCTATCAAGCTGTCAAACAATGTTGCCAGCAGTAATCCATTGCTTAAATTAATGGCAAGAAATGTAAAACCTAACATTAAGCGACAAAAAACTTATGAAATGTCAACCAAGGTTAATGCCATGGCAACATTGATAAGCCACGGATTTAGCCTTAAAGATACAGTTGATGCAATTCCATTCTTTGACGACCCTAATGATGTTGTAGCAAGAAGCGGAGAAATGGTTAAGGCATATCAAGACAGTATAATCAACAAAGACGCACAGAACCAAGCAGAGGGCGGAGATGAAGAACAGCCACCTAATAAAGACCGCACAATGCAAGACTTATCAGACCAGACAGAAAATAGTCCGATTATAGATAAGAGCAGAACAGATAAATAATTGATATTGAGCCACAGGGTAGAAAATGCCTTGTGGCTTTTTATATGCCCTAGAGAAAGGGCAATACAAATATCGCAAGAAGTTGAGAGAACAACAAAAAACGCAGAAAGCAGAGGTAAAGAAATTATGGCAGATGTAATTAACACAACAACAGAACCAACAACTAACAATGAACCACAGAACGAAGAGCATACACCTAGCGTAGAAGAACTTATGGCACAGCTCGCTAGTGAAAGAGCTGAAAAAGAGAAGTATAAGAACGCTTCCGATAAAGCCAGTTCAGAAGCAGCTAAGTATAAGAAAGAACTTCGCTCGAAGCAGACAGCAGAAGAACAGGAAGCGGAAGCAAAAGCGGAAGCTGAAAAATTGCAGGCTGAAAAGTTCGAGAATATGAGCAAAGAACTTAATCATATGAAAGCTGTCAATGCTTATCAGAAAGTTATAGGTGATGGAAAGGATATTGATTCTTTGATTGAGGCGGTTACAGATGCAGACCATAGCCTTATAGCAACTGTAATTGCTAATGAAGTGCAAAGACAGGTTAAAGAAGCAAAGGCAGAGTGGCTTAAATCAAGACCGGCTATTAATGCAGGCGGTGGAGAAGAAAGCACGATAACACAGGAACAGTTCAACAAGATGAATTACCACGAAAGAGTGGAGTTCAAAAATAAGAATCCAGAACTTTATAAGAAGTTCACAGAGTAGAAAACGGAGGTAAATAAACTATGCCACAGACTAAGTTAGAAAATTTAGTAGACCCACAAGTAATGGCTGATATGGTATCGGCTAAGTTGCCAAAGAAAATTAAGTTTTCGCCTATTGCAAGAGTTGATACAACACTTGTAGGCAGACCGGGAAGCACAATCGTTGTGCCAAAGTATGCTTATATTGGTGACGCAGAAGATGTAGCAGAAGGCGTTGCTATGGGTACAACAGTACTTACAACATCCACAACAGAAGCAAAGGTTAAGAAAGCAGGTAAGGCTGTAGAGCTTACAGATGAATCAGTATTATCTGGTTATGGCGACCCACTTGGTACAGCTATCAATCAGATTGCTATGTCAATCGCTGCAAAGGTTGATAATGACAGCTATGACGCACTTTGCACAGCACCTATTGATCACGATGGAACAGCAGCACCTATCAGCTATTCAGCAGTTGTAGCGGCTAATAGCAAATTTGATGATGAATCAGATTCATCACTTACAAAGATATTATTCATTAATCCGGCGCAGGAAGCCACATTGCTTAATGATGATGATTTTAAGAGTAATGATAAGTACCCTCTTAACGTAATTATGAATGGCACTATTGGTTCTATTGCGGGAGCACAGGTTGTTAAGTCTAAGAAAGTTAAGCTGGTTAAGTATGAGCTTGATGATTCAACAGGAACAATCAATGTTGTGGCTGATACAACAAACGAGGATGCAACTAATGTTCATCTTGACACAGCACTTGCACATACTCTTAAGTCAAAGGACAAAGAAATTAAGGTAGGTAGCAAGTTAAAGGCTGTTACAACAGAGTTCTACGCTTGCCCTATTGTTATAGTGTCAGCAGATGACCCTAACGAGGACGCAGGTGCAGATGGCGTTTCAGAGGAAGAGAATGCACTTACAATCTATATGAAGAGAAGCGTTGAGATTGAATCAGACAGAGATATTCTTGCAAAGACAACTGTTATCTCTGGTGATGAACACTATACAGCAGTCTTAAGCAATGATTCAAAGGTTGTTCTTGCTAAGTTCGGAAAGTAAGAGGTGTTTATATGTTATTAAGACGACATAAAATCAACGCCGCAAAGCAGAGCGAAGAAGTAACAGCAGATAGTGTAAGACAGGAAGCTGTTTATGGAGATGAGCTTAAGTATGAGGAAGAGCAGGACAAGTTCCCTACTCAACCTACAAGCGACTACACAAAGACAGATATTAAGCGTATGTCAACAGCGGACTTGCAGACACTTGCCTTAGAACAAGGTATTGAGAACGCAATGGAGCTTACAGGAGCAGAACTTAAAGAAATGTTAATTGAGAAATTAGGGTTATAGGAGCTGAAATTATGAAATACACCACATTAGAACAGGTTAAAATCAGGCTTAAACAATTTCATATTGATACAGTCGCAAATGATGATGAAACAACATCTGATGTGGTAGTGTTCGATAACAAAGAAGATAATCTGGTAATCGAACAGCTTATTAAACAGGCTACAGAAGATGTAAAGGCAAGAAGAAATTACCCCGACAGCTACACAGATGAAATGATAGCCGAGGACTTGAAAAAATTTGAGAGTGTTATTGTTAATCTGGCTGTCTACGACCATTCGCAGTCTGGTGAAGAATTTATGGCGAGTTTTAGCGAGAATGGTGTGAGCAGAGCTTGGAGAGACAGAGAAAAGCTATTTGTCGGGGTATTCCCATTTGCTAAAGTTTTATAAAGAAGATTGAGCGTGACTATATTGCCGATGCCGGTAAAATGGTTGCAGGCGGCGCACATTAAGCGGTGGTGGGCGGTGCGTCAAAAGGAGATTCAAATGAAAAGTATTTTGATTCAAACTTATCTTGTGGCACTTCCGATAGTGCTTGGATATATAGTTTGGCTTCTTAAACAGCAAAAGAAAAGTAGGGATGCAAACAGTAAAGGAACAATGCTTCTTTTGCGCGTCCAGCTTATTGAATACCATGCAAAGTACACCAGAATCGGAGAAATACCGTCATATGCCTATCAGAACTTTTGTGAGATGTATGATGCGTACCATGCGTTAGGCGGAAACGGAATGGTTACGAAAATGAAACATGAGATTGAAGAAATTCATATAGGGAAAGGAGATAAAAGCCATGAGGAATTGGAAAGATTGGACTAAGAAAGCCGGAATCCGAGCAATCAAGACTGTTGCGCAGGCGGCAGTTGCTGGAATTGGAACGGCGGCATTTATGGGTGCGGTGGATTGGAAATATGTTCTTTCTGCATCAGTCCTTGCCGGAGTGTTATCACTTCTGACAAGTGTTGCCGGAATCCCGGAGGAAAACACCAATGCTTGACATTAACAAGCAGGAAATGAAGTATTCGCAATCTGGTCAGAGGGTATTCATCCCACAAACTGACGAAAATGGAGATATTGTCTATGAAGGGTACAAGGATTCCGATGGGAACTTTGTACCTTATTTAGATTCCGAAGGCAACAAGATTCCAAAAGGCGAGGAAGTTGAAGGGTTTTCAGAACCTACGACATTCCAAGCCAATATCAGCAATAAGTTGTCAGAAGCCCTTGTGAAAGAGTTTGGAATTGATGATAGTACATCATACTGTCAGCTTGTCACGGATAAAGGATATTTGCCACTGAAAGCCGGCGATGTGGTGTGGAAACGTTCGGAAGTAAAGCGCACTGATGATGGATTAGTGGATTCAGAAACCGCAGATTACATCGTAAAAGGCGTTGCTGACGAAGGGCTGACTACGGATTTGTTTCTTCTTAGAAAGAATATTAAGTAGGTGATTGCATGAAAAATAAACCTATTTCAATGACACTATCCACTAAGTCCATACAAGACGCTATAAAGAAATTAGAACAGTACCGCGATAGTTTACAGGCTAAATGCGATTTACTTGTTTCTAGGCTTGCACAGGAAGGTCAGACGGTGGCAATAAAACAAATATCGAAATCTCCAATAGGGAACACGATAACGGTAAGGGTAGATAAAGCACCGCAGCTAATGACCTCGAACGCAATTTTGATTGCGACCGGAAAAACGGTAACGTCAGAAGATAGAGAACCGTTCTATACTTTGTTGGCGGTAGAGTTTGGGTCTGGAATTTTTTACAATTCCGAAGAGAACCCAAAAGCACCGGAACTTGGATTCGGTGTCGGTACGTATCCGGGGCAAATACACGCTTTTGAAGATGGTTGGTACTATTGGGACGATAAGACAGAAACATGGCGTTATACCCACGGTATCAAAGCCACAATGCCTATGTATAATGCGGAACAACAGATTATTCAACAGTATGTAAAGATTGCAAGGGAGGTATTCGGTGGAAAATGAGTTAAACAGTTGGGCACTTGATTTTGAAGATACCTTATGTTCCCTTTTGAAATCATACATGGAAAGCAAGGTAAGAGGAATTAAGGTGACGCAAGATGAAGAATCGGGCGGTACCGCAACATTCCCGACACTTTTAGTCAGACAAATCGGTGTCACAGAAGCCGGACGAACGAATGAAGCAAAGACAATCAACGCAATTCGCCCAACATTTCAGATTACAATTACAAACAAAGGTTCAAGAAAAGCAACTAAGGACACCGCAGCATATGCGGTGTCTTTTTTTAAACAACAAAGTTTTGAAGTATCAAATGTAATCACAACAATTTCCAAGCAAGTGCGAACGGCTACATTCCGCGCAACTCGCGTAATTGGAAACATTGAGCATTTAGATCAGCTATAAGCAGAAAGGAAGTAGAAAATCATGGCATCAACAAGCTATAGAACACGTGTCATTGTAAAAGAGCACACGGAAAAACAGGCTGACTTTGCAGGAACATACAATCTTTTGGTTGCGGCTAAGTCAGTTCCAAGCCCTGCATCACCACCAAACACGGTAGAGTCAACAACGATGGAAGATGATCAGCAGACTTTTGAAAAAGGAATTAAGACTTCTGATTCAAGAGAAATCACAGGAAATCTTGAAAAAGAATATCTTTCAAAGGTGGATGGATATGGAGATAAAAAACTTGATATTATCCATCTGTACGGAACGGACGGTATTGGCGGTGTAGCGAAGTACGCATATGTAGGAACTGCAACAGCCACACCTAACGATGTAGGTGGAAACGATGAAATCCTTGAAATGACGGTAACAGTTATTCCAAGCACAGCATCAGAGCTTGTTACGGATAAGCTGACTGTCGTTGATAACAACGATGGAACATTCACTGTAACAGTGGTGGGGTAAAAAGCCTATCGGACGAGCAATCGACCGCACCGGTAGGCGAGGATGAACGGTCGATAGCAGAACTTGAAGCAATGAGATAAGCAACAATGGGGCGGCGGCAACACTGCCCCTTGCCAATATAGGGCAGAAAGGCAAGGTAAAACATGAAAGTAAAATTAGGCGGAAAAGAATATACAATTCAGTTCGCAACAAGACCATCATTAAAAGCACATATCTTACAGGATATTATGAAGACACAGGGCATGGAGGATATTTCTTCTATGGAAGATATTCTTCTTGAAACACTTCCTAAGACGCTTCTTGTGGGATTGCAGATGCATCACAATGAAGAATTTGGATATGATTACAAAACAAACAAAGGCTACGATGAGCAGCTTGAGAAGGTGTCCGACATTCTCTATGATGCGATTGATACAAACGAGATTAACTGCATGGATTTATTCGCTGATATGCAGGAGGAAATGATGACAAACGGTTTTTTAGCACAGATGATGGAGTCGATAGCGAAAGCACAGAAGCAGGAGCAGGAGAAGAAAAAGACCCCATCCAAGGCAAAGACCAAGAATTAACATGGGAATATTACGTTGCGGAAATCCGTCCGTTTTACCTTGTGGTAACGAAAGGATACGGATTTTCCGTTGACGATATAGATATGATGAATCCAGAGTTGCTTAAGCCTTATGTGGATGCATATAAGGCAGAATGGAAACAACGCGACATGGAAATGTATATGTGGTTCGGCAGATATGCAACGTCAGCACTCGTGACCGCAATAGACGCGACATTCGGAAAGGGTAATAGCAAGTACGTGAAAGAAACTTGCTATGATTCTATTGAAAAGCAGAATACGGACGATCCCGATGCAGAGATACGAGAAATGCTTAAGGCAGAAGAAGAATGGGCGGCTAAATCAAGACAATCACATTTACCAAAGCCAAAGATAGTTTAAGAAAAGAGGTATTGCTATGGCAGTAATTATCGGAAGTGCGCGGCATGATGAACACGGAAACTGTTATTCTGGTGGAAAAGCCGGAGACCAGACCGGACAGGAAGTGTCTACGCAGAAGTTTTACAACCATTCTAAGGGATGGTACGTGCTAAGAGCGAAGGACGATAGGGTTGCGGAGAAGTTAGCCGAAGCTATGAAGATTGCATCTGATAACAAAAATATCGGCTATGACCAATCGGAACGCTACGGAGTCATTAAGCATGGAATCAACACAAAAGTCAAGACGGAATGCGATTGTTCTTCTCTTGTACGTGCCTGTATTATCTATGCATCCGGTAAGGATGTGGGAGATTTCAATACATCCAATGAACGACCGGTAATTTTGAAATCCGGTTTGTTTGATGATATGGGTTCTTATCATGCCGGGTTTATTCTTCGCAACGGAGATATTCTTGTGACACGCATAAAAGGGCACACAGTTATTGTTGTAAGCGGAGCAAAGAAATGCAAAACCAAGTATTATCCGAAGTATACCGGAAATTCCGGTTCAATCGTTGAAGCGTTAAAAGCGGTTGGGGAAGATGATGTGTCGAAAGAACATCGTGCGGAAATCGCAAAAAAGAACGGATTTTCCAATTTTAAGTTTACGTCAGAGGAAAATTCAAAGATGCTTTCTCTTCTGAAAAAGGGAAAACTTAAAAAGTAATTCAAGGGCGGTAGGGGTCAAATCCTACCGCCTTTTTCTAAAACTAAATAAAGGAGGTGGAACTGTTGGAATTAGAAACCTTAGAGGTCAAGATTCAAGCACAGGCAAGACAGGCTAATGGCCAAATTGATGCGCTGATAACAAGGCTAGGGAAACTATCTTCATCCTTGCAAAGCATAGATTCTAGCGGAATTAACCGGTTATCAACCGGAGTAAACCGATTGTCAAACTCAATGAGTGCCATGAGAAGTGTTGATTCAAGGTCATTCTCGACTCTTGCAAGAAACATTAAAACACTTAGCAGCATTGACACAGGAAAGATAAATGCAGCAGCCGGAGCAATGCGACAGATTTCAAAGTCTGTAAGCTCATTTTTCGGTATGTCGAAATCGGCGCAAGGTTTGTCGGAATTAGCTGGAGGAATCAAACAGCTTGGATATACAAGCTCTACAAAAGCTATCGAGAATATACCAAAACTTGCGGTTGCAATGCGACAGCTTATGTCTGAACTGTCGAAAGCCCCTAGCGTAAGCCGGAATATTATTGACATGACAAACGCATTGGCAAAGTTATCACGTACCGGTGGAGCGGCAGGAACAGCGGCAAAAAGCATCACAAGCTCATTTAGCGGATTTAGTTCCGGTGCTTCTGCGGTTACTAAGAAGTCGTTCTCCCTTGCGTCTGCAATCGGAAAAGTGTATGCAACGTACTGGACTTTATTCCGCGGATTTAGGCTACTTGGGGATGCTATTGACATATCATCCTCACTGACAGAGGTTGAGAACGTTGTAAGGCAGACATTCGGGCAGTATGAAAGCCTAATTAACAATTTCGCAAAAACATCAATTGAAAAATTTGGTATGTCTGAATTGTCCGCGAAACAGTTTGCAAGCCGTTTTCAAGCAATGGGAACTGCCCTTGATATTCCACAGGGGAAAATGGCAAAAATGTCTATCCGGTTGACAGAATTAGCCGGAGATATGGCTTCATTCTATGATGTGAGTCAAGAAGATATTGCCAAGAGTCTGCAATCTGTATTTTCCGGTACTACGGCACCTATGCGGCGTTATGGTATCGACTTGACACAGGCAACATTAAAGGAATGGGCGTTAAAGCAAGGGCTTGATGCGAATATATCATCCATGACGCAGGCTGAAAAAGCCATGTTGCGTTATCAGTATGTGCTTGCACATACAACCAATATCACCGGGGACTTTGCCAGAACAGCCGATAAACGAAACTTTTGTTTCATGTGTCGCGCGGCATAGCAATATGTCGATGAAAATCGGGTAAAATCGGTGAAAGCTAAGTTGACTTAGCGCGAACATTTTTGTATAATATGTTTGAGGTGATTTAATGCGAACATATTATATCTACAAAGCAACAAATAAAATAAACGGAAAATCTTATGTCGGTCAAACTTGTGACTTCCATAGCAGAGTGTGGCAACATCAAAGGTGCTACGAAAAAGAAGATTGCGACTTTCATAGAGCAATTAAAGAATTCGGGTTTGACAACTTCTCATGGGAAATCATCGAAACGTGTGAAAGCGAAGATAGAGCCTGTGAGTTGGAAAAGTATTACATTGAAAAATTTAACACCTATCGAGATGGCTATAATATGACCAAAGGTGGGAAAGGCGCGCCGTATCATAACGCCAGGGCGGTTGTTTTGCTGACACTTGACGGGAAATATGTTAAGCGTTATGATAGTGCAATGGATGCAGAAATTGACGGATTTCATAATGCGGATGTTCTGCTTAATTGCAAAGGAAAAAGGCGGCAAACAAAGGGCTATATGTTTATGTTTGAGGATGAATATGAATCAAACGGAGCGAAAACCTATAGAAAGCCGGAACCTAACGGAATGAGAAGCATTATTCAATGTGATATGGAAGGAAATTTTATACAGAAATTTAAAAGTTTGCAGGAAGCGGCTAGGATTACCGGAACAAATAGAACAACTATTTCCGGTGTGCTTTCAAATACTTATAAGTCGGCAAATGGATATATTTTTGTATACGAAGAAGATTTTCCAATAAAAGATTTGAGTATCTATAAAAAGCGTAAAAAAGGAAGAAAAATTGCGCAAGTGGATGCGAAAAGCGGAGAGATTGTAAGAGTGTTCGATAGAATATCCGAAGCCGGGGAATCTCTTGGAGTTAATTACAAAGCAATACATAAGGTAATTGACCAAGAGGGACGAACTGCTTATGGTTATAAGTGGATAAGCCAATAAGCTAATACCGAGATAAGGCTATAAAATAAAAGTTATAGCACATTGTAGAGCGTAGGGATTGAACCTATGCTCTTTTCTTATGGAAAGAGTGTAGAATATAATATTCCCAAGAGTATCCGACAACCACAACGCTGCGGTTGAAAATGTACGCCGAACTTATGGGAAACCATAAGAAGTAGAGGATAAAAAGCCTTTACGATAACATATTGACATGGCATAACCAGATAACCATGCTTAAAGAGAATTTCAAAGCACTTGGAGCGGTTGTTGGTGGTGGTTTAATCAATGCATTTAAGCCGTTTATCAAGGTACTTAATGCGGTTCTGCAAAAGGTGATTTCTTTTGCGGAAATGGTAACAAATGCTTTAGGTTCAATCTTCGGATGGAAGTATGAAGCAAGCAAAGGGGCAGGAATCAGCGGTCTTGCTGATGATATTGGAAGCGCATCTGACGGCATGGACGATTTAAGTAATGCCGCAGGAAACGCAGGGAAAAACACGGGTGGTATCGCAAAAAATGCCAAGAAAGCAAAAAAGGAAATCCAACAGGCAACTCGTGCATTTGATGAATTAAAGGTTATTTCAAAACAGAGTAAAGACAAGGGTTCCGGTTCGGGGAATAAAGGTTCTGGTTCTGGATCTGGTTCAGGTGCTGGTGGCGGCACCGGTGCTGATGGTGGTTTAGTTCAGACCGACACCATCTTTAAGAAATTCAAAAGCAACATCAAAGACCTTGAAGGACTTGGAATTGAAATAAGAAAAGCCCTTGTAAAAGCCGTTGGTGGCATTGAATGGGATAAAATATATGCTAAAGCTTCCGGCTTCGGAACAGGACTCGCAGAGTTTCTTAATGGTTTGTTTTCAGAAGATAAAAAAGGAAATAGCGTATTTACTGCAACCGCAGATGTTATTGCGGGAGCGTTGAATACTGCAATATTTGCATCAAAAGGATTTACGGATAAATTTAAGTTTGAAACATTTGGCAATAACATAGCACATGGATTTAATCGCTTTTTCAAAAAATTCAAATGGAAAAAGTGCGCAGAAGCTATCAATGGATGGGTTGATGGTTTTTGGAAGTTTGTTCACGGCTTCTTTGATGATTTGAGTTGGAAAGATATTTTTAATGGATTAAAAACATTCCTAACAAATTTAACACCAAAGAGTTTGGCTACAATTCTCATGTTTTCTGGTGGAAAACTTGCGCCTATAGTTTCATCTGCGCTTTGTTCTATACTAGGGTTTACAAGCGGAGGAAAAGGCGGAAAAGGTGGAAAGACTTTCAAACTCAACGGTCTTGGATTGGCGGCGTTTATTGCAACTATAGGTTTTCAATTGTCTGAAAAAAAGACAGATTTTACATCCTCTGTTGTAGAAGCATTGGCGGCTGGTGGAGCGGCATTTTATATGTCAGGCGGAAATCCGTATTTTGCGCTTGCCGGAGTAACGGTTTCGGTTGGAATTTCTCTTGGAAAGTTTTTTGTTGAAAAAAGTGATTCTATGAAGAAAGGAATTAAGAAACTTAAAACTAACATTGACACAATGTTGGGTAAAACAACAACTACTACTGGATTAGACGGAAAAAAGACAACGATCAAAACACCTTTGAGCCAATTAGGAAAAGGAAAGGTGAAAAAAAATGCATATTCTGGAACAAAAGAAATGCGGGATAACTATTCAAAGATTGTTGCAAATCGTGAAAAAAATTATGGAAAGGGAAAGGTTTCTGTTACGGCGGAAATTACATCCGCATCGGACAAACTGTCCGCAAAAAATAAAAAATTAAAAGGTTTTACCGCTGATTTAGAAAAGAATAAAGATAATATAGCGGCTAAAAATAAATCCTTAAAGAACTATACAGCTAACTTATCCAGCAATAAAGACGGGATTAAGCTGGGAGATAAATCTTTAAGCAATTATCTTGCAAATATATCCAAAAATAAGGACAAGATAAAGTCAAGTGATAAAACACTGGGAAATTACACGGCTAGTTTAACAGGAAACAAAGATAAAATACCTGACAAATACAAGAGGGTAAGCAATTACACCGCGGAGCTTATTGCAAATAAGGACAAGATTAAAAGAAGTGATAAGACATTAGATCACTTTACAGGCACTCTGACGAGGGTAACTGATAATATAAAGCCTGCAAACAAAAGACTTGGTGGATTCACTGCACTCATAACCTCTTTTGTGAACAGAATTAAAAATGCAGTATTAGACTTCACGGCTAGACTTACAGGAAAGAGTACAAAGAAAGCTGATGGCGGCGTATTTTCCGGTGGAAGTTGGAAACCGATTAAGAAATACGCAGTCGGTGGATTGCCAAACATGGGGCAGATGTTCGTTGCGAGAGAAGCGGGCCCGGAACTTGTCGGTACGCTTGGTGGTCATACGGCAGTTATGAATAACGATCAGATTGTTTCATCTGTTTCTTACGGAGTTGCACAGGCTGTAAAGGAAGTTATTCAGCCACTTTTAAAGACAAGTGTAGGCAATAATCGACCGATTCAGATTTCACTTGACGGAAAAGTTATCTTTGATAGCACACGACAAAGCGCACAAGAGTATTTTAATCGCACCGGAATATCACCATTTCCGGTATAAACATAGACATTCTGATTCCCTTGTGGTATAGTCAATGTATCACAAGGGAAAGGGGCGTTATTATGAAGCGAACAAAAAGAATATTGGTAGCAATGGGGTTAGCGTTTGCCGTTTTGATTTCGGCTATGCCAATCCAAAATGCATATGGGAAACAGATTGTTGCGCAGGCGGCAACTATCAAATTAAACAAGAAAGCAATTTCGCTTGATGTTGGGAAAACACAGAAATTGAAAGTTACCGGAACAAAAGCAAGAGTTAAATGGAGTTCAACCGAACCAAGCATTGCAAAGGTAGGTAAAAGCGGAATTGTTACAGCAGTATCATCCGGAACGGCAACGATCAAAGCTAAAGTCGGAAAGAAAGTGATGTCTTGCAAAGTAACCGTGAAAGAGAAAATCAACAGACTTGCATACGAAGATTCGAGCATTAGGGTTTACTTTACAGGGCTAAAGAAGGGAACATACCCGGACGAACTTATAGCTTGCTTGACAATCGAAAACATTACAGACAATAATATTACGGTTAATTCCGACACATCATCAGTAAATGATGTTATGGCAGAAGGAACGTTATATCAGGATCTATCTCCGCATAAAAAAGCCTATGTAACGTGGTGGACAATGGATGATAACATTGTGAGTTTGCCAATAAAGAATATTGACAACATACAACTATCCCTAGTTGTCTGGAATGAGGACTCGGAAGATTCCGACTACTACGTGACAGATTCTTTTGGGTTACTAAAATGAGTTAAAGGATTTTTGGGAGGAATTTGATTATGAAACAAAGCGGATGGGGAATTGCGTCTTTAGTGTGCGGAATAGCAGGAATTTTGTTAGCATGTGTTGCGATAGGTGTAGTCCCTGCAATAATCGGTCTCGTATGCGCAATAATTGCACTTACGCAAAAATGGAAAGGGCATGGAACTGCAATTGCGGGTCTTGCTTGTTCAATAGTTGCGATAATTATTTTTATTTTTGCGGCACTTGTATTTGATGAAAGTGATTCAGACCAACCAGAAAAAGTTGAAAACAGTCGAGATGCGGAAGTATTGGACGATGAAACGGAAGAATCGACCGATTCATACGATGACTACTTCACATTAGGCGATTCGGTTGAGACTAATGACTTGATAATAACATTTTCATCTGCAAAATTAACATTGGACGATGTTGCGTATCAAAGTCCTGATGATGGAAATGCGTTTATGAAACTAGATTTCGAGTTTGAAAATATATCAGATGAAGATCAAGACATTTCTGGATATGATTTTTCTGCATACGCAGACGATTATGCTGTTGATTACATAGACAGCACATTTGACACAACGCTTAGTCCGGGTAAAAAAACTAAAGGTTCGATATATTTTGAAGTTCCTATGGACACGAAAGTTTTTGACACAGAATATAGCACAAGCTATTATGGAAATTCAAAAGTAAAATTTTCAATAGTGGCAGAAGAATAAAAGCATAAGCCGTGGAAACACGGCTTATTTTAATTCCAAAATCGGATTGACACAAAATCAAAAATAGTCTATCCTTATTACTAAGGAAACAACCTTATCCGTGAAGATGCGGATTACTTACTTGAACGCCATACTGTACGAAAGAGGAAACCAATGTGATTTCACAACCGGTTTCCTCTTTTTTATTCAGATAAAAATGTATGGAGGTAGACACGAATGAAAAAATCACAACTTATGCTTAAGATTCAAAACGGCATTGAGGTATTTGAGAATCCAATATTCGGACAGATCAGAATGGTCATGGTCGATGATGAACCTATGTTTTGCCTTATTGATGTTTGCAGGGCATTGGAAATGTCAAACAGCCGTATTGTTGCTGATAGACTAGACGATGATGAACGACGTAAGTTAAACTTACCCCGTCAAGGAGAAACTTGGTTTGTTACTGAATCCGGCTTATACGCAGTTATTCTTCGGAGCGATAAACCGAACGCCAAGAAGTTTCGCAAGTGGGTTACATCAGATGTTCTTCCTACAATCCGTAAAACAGGTGGATATGTCAATAATGATGAATTATTTATTTCCACTTACCTACCATATGCAGATGAAAACACTAAGCTGATATTTTCACAGACATTAAAAACTGTTAGAGAGCAGAACGAAACCATTAAAAGGCAGAAGAAAGAGATCATCCATAAGGAAGATGTTATTATCGGGCTTGTTGATGATATTGACTTGGCAACCAAGAGACAGCGGATAACACAGATTGTCCGTTTCGGTGCCGATGGAAAGTATCAAGAACGCTATTCGTTGCTTTATGGAGAATTTGAAAGGAAATATCACTGCAACCTTAAATCAAGGATGGAAGGTTGCACACTCAAACCAAAAGTAAGAAACAAGATGGATTATATCGACAGGGAAATGGGAATGATTCCGCAGTTGTACGAAATCGCTTGCAAACTTTTTGAAAACGATGTAGAAAAGCTGAAATCTGAATGGGAATCAGTAGTAGCTTAAAATTTAATCAAATGGATAGCATCTACCAAAATGGTAGGTGCTATTTTTATACCCATTTTTAGGAGGTAAACGATGGGATATGGCGGATATTTAGTAAAGTTTGGCAATTATACCATACCGAACAGTTTAATAAAGCAGGGCACGTTTAGTTCCTATTTAAATATGCAGGACTTAGACCCTTGGACTGATGAAAACGGATATGAGCATCGTGATGCCGTGGAACTGAAAGCCTTAAAGGTTGAATTTGAAACCAAAGCGATGCTGACCGAAAAGCAGTTTGATGATTTTTGGGGAAATATCGAAAAGAACTATACCAAAGCAAAGGAGCACGGCGGCTATATCACGGCATACGTGCCTATGAAACGTGGATATGTCACACAGTACGGATATATCGCTGATATTCAGCCTACGTTTTATTCTGTGGCACATGGGAAGATAAAATATGACCCAATAAAATTTTCGTTTGTAGGTGGTGTATATGATAAATAGCAATTTAAAAGAAAAGTATTGGGATTCCGGCACAGACAAGCAGATGGTTATATCTGTTGTTGGAACAAATCAGAAAATAGACAATTCGATGCTCGAAGTCGGTACGTTTTCGCTTGAAGAAAGTCTTTGCTCGGAATCAGAGTTAAAGTTTGGTGCGTGTGAAGCAAACTGTGTAAAATTCACAGCACGAAACACCGCAGGAAGCATTAACGGTAGAACTATTTCCATTTCGGAAACAGTTGACGGAGATAGCGAAAATCCGATGCTATACGGAGTTTTTAAGGTTGCATCCGATGTTCCTACGGCTGACCGGACAAAACGGCAGATTACGGCATATGACGCTATGTACGACATTATCAATACGGATGTAAAGGCTTGGTATGCAGGACTTAGCTTTCCAATGACGCTTAAGCAGTTCCGCGATAGCTTCTTTGCACATCTTGGAATTGCGCAAGTTGAAACAAGCCTTGTCAATGATTCCATGACGGTAAATAAGACGATTGTAGCCACACAGACGGACGATTCAAGTGCGGTCACAGAAGAGTCCTCTATCAGTGGAAAAACCGTTGTAACGGCAATCTGTGAGATTAACGGATGCTTTGGCAATATCAACCGGAATGGCAAGTTTGAGTATGTCTTTCTTAAAGCAATCACAAGTGCGCTTTATCCGGCAGACAATTTATTTCCGTCAGACAATTTATTTCCGTCTGATGCAAACACGGAGTCCATGACCGGACACTATATCACGTTTGATTATGAGGACTTCCAAAGTAAGGCAATCACGCAGCTAGAAATCAAGACAAACGAAGATAATGCCGGTGCTATTGTTGGAACTGCCGGGAACAACTATTCGATTACAGGAAACTTTCTTGTATCAGATAAGACCGGAGCGGAGCTGGAGCAGATTGCAAATAACCTATTGCCGATTATGAAACAGGCGGCATACACACCGGTCAAAAGTTGCACTTGTGTCGGCAATCCATGTCTGACACTTGGCGAACCAATCCGATTCAACACCGCGAGAGAGATTGTTGAAACGTATCTATTGCAAAGAACCCTAACAGGAGTGCAAAGTAAAAGAGATTCAATATCGGCACAGGGTACGCAGACACACTCTGCAAAGGTCAATTCTATCAGAGATACGATTGAAAGCGTGCAAAGACGTACCGGAAAGTTAGAAAGGAACGCAGACCATCTTCAATCCACGTATGAAGATTTAGAGGAACAGACAAATACCAAGTTTGAGCAGACCGCAAATAGCATTGCCGCAGAAGTCAATCGTGCACAAAAAGCGGAAGGGCAATTAGACGCATCGCTGGAATTGAAACTTGGAAGAGACGAGAACGACCAAGTTATTTCTATGATCAATGCCAGCGCAGACCAAATTGTGCTACGAGGAAACAGATTGATTGTAGAATGTAACAACTTTGAACTGGACGGTAGCGGACGAGTACATATAATAGAATCTCTGCTTTTTGACAGCGGTGAGGTATCTGGGGTAGAGATATTAGGGCATGACGGAAGAAATAATGCGTTATTGCAGAATGTTAAGTTGGACTTATTATCTGTTACTGATGCAAACGGGGAAAACTTGGCGACAGAAAGTTATGTTGACAATTCGCTGAGCGACTACGCAACCAAAAGCGAATTGCCAAGTGGGTATTTTACAGATGTAGACTATACACTTAATGATAGCTCTACAACCAAGTATTCGCCTAGACACTTTAATAAAATGTCTGATTTTGGTTCAAGGGAAAGTACCTTGGATATCGAGGGTCTTTTGATTTCTATTCCGAGTTCCGATAAAAGGCTGAAAAATAATATACAATCATTAAGGGATATTAAAAGCGTTTATATGGCAATGTGCCCGGTTGAATATACATGGAAACCCGGATACATCACGCAGCACACAGGCTTGCAGTTTGGTTTAATTGCGCAGGATTTAGAGAAGATTTTGCAGGATGCCGGATTGTCCGATAGCGGACTTGTACTAAAAGAAGATGCCGAAGAGGATGAAAAAGCAATTCACGGAGATTCAAAGACATGGAAAATTGACAAGGAAAATCTTCATGCAATGCACATACAGATGATCCAGATGCAGCAGAAAGAAATCGAACTTTTGAAGCAGAAAAATGAAGAATTGGAGCGCAGACTATCCGTGTTAGAAAGGAGTGTGAGCCATGCAGAAAATATATAACCGTATCAACTGGGAGAATTTCCCAAGTGAAAAAACAGCGGTAAATGAATCTAATCTTAACAAGATGGACTTGGCAATTGACAATCTGGATGATCGTGTGGTTGCTATGGATGCGTCTAAGGTTGATTTGACAAAGGCAAATGAGCTTGTGAAAGAAATTCTGTGGGATGAATCCAACGGAACTCTGACAGTTGTTAAAATGAATGGTTCCAAGGCGGTCATTGATACCAAATTGGAAAAGTTGGCTGTCAACTTCAAGTACAACCCGCAGGCACAGCAACTTGTGATAACGCTAGATGATGGTACAACGCAGAATGTAGATTTATCCACATTGATTACAGAATATGAGTTCTTGGATTCTGATACAATCGCATTTGCAATCGGCAGCGACGGTAAGGTGTCCGCAATCGTGAAAGAGGGAAGTATCCAAGAAAAGCATCTGCGCCCGGATTATCTTGCAGATATTAAAGTGGAATCTGCCAAGGCGGTAGCATCTGCCAAAAGCGCAGGAACGTCCGAAACCAAGGCGGCAAAATCTGCCATAGATGCCAAGGACAGCGCAGACCGGGTGCAGGGAATCGAAGACGAGATTAACAAGAAACTCACAATGACAGAATTTGATGTGAATGAGGATGGGGAGTTGATTTACACGGACAATTCGGCATATAACTTTACCGTTGACAATGACGGAAATTTGAATTGGGAGGTGGCTTAAATGGCTATAGCAGGAAGAGTGGCTATTGTGCCAAAGGGCGATTGGAGCGCAGATGCTACATATAAGAGATTGGATGCAGTAACGCATAATAACACACTGTATTTTGCAAAAAAGGAAGTTCCAGCAGGAACGGCAACGAGCAATACAGAGTATTGGTCGAAATCGATTGTGGGTGGTGCTGGTGGTGTTGCAACGGCTGATGAAGCCGGTGTGGTAAAACCGGCAGACGGACTTTCGATTGCAGAAGATGGAACCCTTAAGGTAAGCATTGATGGCACGACTCTTACAATGGATCAGGTCAACAATGTTATTAAGTTGGCTGACACTTTAAAAGAGAAGATCAATGGAGCGTTTCCGGCGGCGAATGTGGCGAATAATCAGATCACTACAGTGGAAGGCTTCGCACTTGATGCAAGGCAGGCGAACCCGAATATTGATGGGACGCTTGCAAAGCAGATAAGTGATTTAAACGGCAGTTTAAATAATAACCGCAATATAATTTGGTCTAGTCCAAACACATTAACTCCATCTGTTATAAATAGCTGGGTAGCAAGTGACAACTTTATAACACTGCAACCCGGGAAATATATATTAGGGTTTAAAGCTCATACAATTTGTAAAAGCGATGTCTATATAGACACTTCTATAGACACAAAAGAAAATTCTTTTGCGTTTTATGAAAAAAACGTCAATATGCCTGTTAGTACGATAGCAACAGATGAAACAGGTGTAACAAGATCTGTAACTAATGCTTTTGTAGCAACGATTGATACGCCTATTGAGCTTCATTTCCTATGCTATGTAAGTAATATAATAACTATTACCTATGAGCTTTGGGCACTAAGGCTTATTTAAAATTTAGATCGAAGCAAACGAAATACATGAAAACCGTAAAATTTGTTTTTTGCTTTCTGGAATATAGGATCGAATTGCAAAGTCAATCCTACCATCTGCATAAAAAATACCTGTATAACACATTCCATCTTCATCTACTGCAGTAAAAGCTGTGTTAAAAAGTGGCACTACAGGGCTTTTTAATGCAGTATAAGGAGAATAGTTTTTTACATTTGTAAAATCTGCATCAATTTCGCCAGTTAATAATATCCACCTTTTTTGCATCAGGACACATCCACATCGGTTTGCTGTTGCAAAATTAGAGTCAACAATAGAAAGCATTTTCATTTCGTATGTTTTTAAACTGCCGTTTAAATAAGTTTAGTAACTCGTAAATTTACACATAGAAAGGAATAAAAATCATGGACAAAATCATTTTAAGAGACAAAACAGAGTTCGAGATCGCCGAAGGAGCGAGTCTCGGCAATATTCAGATTCAGTCGAAAGACTTTAATGGAATCAAGACAATCACAGATGCCTTTTCAGCGGAGAATATCTCAAAGGTCGCATTTACACACAACGATCAGATCTCCGGCGAGTATGATGATCTTAAGCATGAAGGATTCTCATATGTGCCAAATAAGAGCAAGGATGGCGCTGAAGATGGTACATACACCGTAACGGTCAGCTTGAGGACTAAGACAGAGATGGAGAAAGCCATCGACGAATTGAAAGCAGGACATGAAGTAAACGCTGGAGCAATTCAGGATCTTGCAGATATGGTAGCAGGAGGTGAAGCATAATGGTAAAATTCTACGTGAGACGTATTCTGGTAGACAAGAAAATGACGATTGATGATGTGCCGATGCGTTGGCGCGCAAAAGTGCAAGAAGAGATTGAGAAACAGCTTTCCGCTTCTCTGCAATGACATTTCCTGTCGAAACTTGCGACCGAAAAATGTTGAAATCATGCATATTACAGTGATACTATGGACTTGTCCGAAAGGACACTTCAAGTTCTGGCATGGGTGGGGTTTGGCATGGCTCCGCCCATAATTGGGGATTGACTATGCCGAACACACGTTCTATAATTACTTTGTTGGTACATAATAGTTTATGATTGGAGGTTTTTTATGTCGGGAGAAGTAAAAACAGAAGAGACTTATAAAGAAGAAATTATAACTATGATAAAAGAAATTGAAGACTATAAGATGTTAAAAATTTTGCATGGATTTGTAAAAGCTGGTTTAAAAGAAGAAAAAGCAGGGCATTGAACCCTGCTTTCTTTTAGAATATAAATTTTTCGAAAAATTCACATAACAATTCTTTTTTGCTTACTGGCAATCTGCTATATTCAATAATAATTTTTTTGAAACGTTCATCATTCATTCCAATATTTAATACAACACTTGAAAATTCTTCGTCAACATATTTATTTATGCGTGGGTCTATTAAATCTGATTTTCCGATTTTGAAATAATCAGCCAATGCCTGAAGCTTTCCTGACCTTGGAAATGATTTTCCGGTGCACCACATACTTAGAGTCGTTGGGTTAATACCTAAGTCTTTTGCGACATCTATTTGCTGTTTTTGATTTAATTCAATATAGTATCTTAAATTTTCAGCAAACACTTCTTTTTGGATATCGTCTACATCCATTTCGTTAAATTGATTTTCGTTATCCATTTCTTCTGCCCTCCTTTCTAACTGTATTATAAACCAATAAAATAAAAAATTCAATATTAAATCCAATAAATTTGAATTTTAGTGTTGACAATCCAAAATAATTGGATTATGATTAAACCATCAAATATGAAAGGAGAGAAAAAGATGCCTAGAATTTCATTAGAAGCAGTTCGCGTAAATGCGAAAATGACACAAAAGGAATGGGCTGAAATGCTTGGTGTATCTAATGCAACCGTTGTCAATTGGGAAAAGGGCAAAACAGAGCCTAGCTTATCACAGTTGAAAACCATGAGCAAATTGTCTGGTATTCCGATGGATTTTATTTTTGTGCCAGATACATCCAATTAAATTGGATTATAAAAGAAAGGAAGCGAGTGAGGACATGAAAGAAATTAAATCCGTGAATGATTTGGTTGTTGTTCCGGTTTCCTATTTCAATGGAATGGAAAAGGAATTGCAGAAGATTTTAAACAAAGTGGATATTCACGATATGGATGTCATGGAACAGGTTCTCCATATGCGGAAATGGCTGAAAACCAAAACCGTATATGAAGAAACAAAGAGATTATATCCTAATCTCCGTTTGGAAAATATTCATTTGCTTTTACCACAAGAAGAGAGTGACGAAAGGGGGTTAGAATATGGAACACAAACCACAAAAAATTGAAATCAAGCCGAGAAGAGAGGGAGAACCACCGTCAAGCATTCATCTTTTTGTAGATGGACATGAAATCAAAGGAATTAGAAAACTTGATTTTTCTGTAGAACCAAACGGTCTTCCGCATTTGGTGCTTGATTTACAGGCATTTAATTTGACTGTTGATGCCGTTTGCTTGATATATCAGGAAAAAATCGGGGCAATTAATCTACAGATTGCAGACGAAGAAATTCCCCGAACGTGAGATTTTAAGTCCGGGGAATAATGGTTACATCTTTTCGCCAACAAAAATATTGTTTGATGAAAGGACAGAGCAACTTGATTGACTGCAAATATTGCCGTCACGCTTATATTTGCAATCGTAAGTACCACAGTATTCTTCTGACGATTCAGTAGTTTTGCTTTCAATAACATTGACCTTAACTTGATAATCAGAACGCTGTTGCTCACAATAACCATTTATGATTCTTTGTTTCAAAAGATTTTCACCTCCCTTATTTGATGATAAGGGGATTATACCACAGAAAGGAGAACTATGAACGAATTACAGATTTTTAATTCGGAAGAGTTTGGAGAGATTCGGACAATTACTAAAGATAATGAGCCTTGGTTTGTCGCAAGTGACATATGCAGGTCGTTAGATTTGTCAAACCCAACAATGGCTATGCAAAGAATTGACGATGATGAAAAGGCTAAATTTAATTTAGGGTTATCTGGTGGAGAGACAAACTGTGTAAACGAATACGGTCTTTACTCATTGGTACTTGCAAGCAGAAAAAGAGAAGCCAAAGATTTTAAAAGATGGATTACGCATGAAGTCCTTCCGTCAATCCGTAAGAATGGCGGTTACATAGCAGGACAGGAAACCTTATCTGATGAAGAGTTGCTTTCCAAGGCACTTATGGTGGCACAACGAAAGATTGACGAAAAGAACAATATCATTGCTATGCAGGACTCACGAATCCAAGGAATGATACCTAAAGAGATTTTCGCTGATGCAGTATCAGCAAGCCATACATCAATCCTCATTGGAGATTTAGCAAAGCTGATTTGTCAGAACGGTGTGCAGATAGGACAGAAGCGGTTATTTGAGTGGTTGAGAGAGAATAACTTCCTTATTAAAAGCGGTACTTCTAGGAACATGCCAAAACAGAGATATGTGGAACAGGGACTGTTCGAGGTTAAGGAAAGCAACATTCAGAATCCGGACGGTTCCGTAAGAATTACAAAGACAACGAAAGTTACCGGAAAAGGACAAGTTTACTTTGTAAACAAGTTTCTGAAAGGAGCATGAATGAAAAAAATAATCCAATTCATCATAGGTGCGGTTGCAATGGAATATTCCTTAGTTGCCGCGTGCTATATGGATAGTGAGGGCACAGCCGGGAATATGTCGGCTATTAAATTTGTAGCCGGGGCAGTAATTGCGGCAATCATGTATTACTGGTCGGAAGTAGACCGAAAGAGAGCTGAACTCGACAAGCGAATTAAGAGAAAACGCAGAATGAGAGAGGATGCATGGTAGGCTTTGTGTATATAAGTGGCACGAGATGTTCCACGAAAGAAAAGCGTATGCTTGCTGAACTTTTGGCAGGGAAACGAAAGAAACAGAATGATAAAGAGAACTTTGAAAAGGTTCTTGACAGAGAAATGGAAAGGAGAAGCAACAATGGAGAACAGAATAACACTGATCGGTGATGTTGTATCAGCACCAAGAGAAAGCCATACAACGTCAAGCGGTAAGAAATTTTATAAATTTTTCATCGGAGTTGAAAGAAGAAGCGGTGTTGCAGATATACTTCCGGTACTGTTTGATGAAGAAATCAGCGATACAGGAATCAGCGGAACGGTATGCGTCAGTGGGAAGATGATTACCCGGCACGTAAAAACAGGGTCTGGGAAAGCAAATCTTACATATGTTATGGCGGATACAATCACGAAGCCAGAGGATGATAGCCCTTTGAATGAAGTAAGCCTTGATGGAATTATCGAGGAAAAGCAACTTAGAGAAACACCACTTGGTCGCAAAATCTGTGATTTGAAACTCAAAAACGTAAGAGAAAACGGAAAAGAGGATTTGATCACCTGCATCGTATGGGGAAAGTGTGCGGAGTATACGGACTCACTTGCTTTAGGCGATAAGGTAAGCACATACGGCAGATTACAGAGCCGGAGATACAAGAAAACGTGTAAAGATGGTCACGTTGTGGAAAAAGTTACATATGAGTTGTCAATAAAAGGAATCGTGGGGGTGTAATAATGCGAATGATTTTAAAATCGTTACATGGGGAGAACTTCAAGGGCATTAAGAGCATTGACATTAAATTTGGGGAGAAAAAGACAAAGATTAGCGGACAGAACGCGTCCGGAAAGACCACGATTTTTGACATATTTTCATGGTTATTTTTTAATAAGAACAGTGCCGGCGAGGAAAAATTCAATGTCAGACCATTGGATAAGGACGGAAAGCGCATCGACAACGTGGAAATCAAGGTTGTTGGAGTTATTGATGTTGACGGCAAAGAAGTAGAACTTTCCAAGGTTCAGAAACAGAATTGGGTTAAGAAGCGTGGAACTAATACAGTATCATTGCAGGGAAACCCAAATTCTTATGAGATTGACGGTTATCCGAAAAGTGAAGCTGAATTTAAGACTTATATTTCCGGTTTGGCGCAGAGTGAGGAAATGTTTAAAATGCTGACCAATCCGCAGTATTTTTCTTCTTTGAAATGGAAAGAACAGAGAGACGTTCTGATGAAACTCGTTGCAAATGTTTCAGATGTGGAGCTTGCGCAGACAGATACCAAGTATGCGCCACTGATTGCGGAATTGGCAAAGGCACCATCTACAGATGATATTCGCGCCAAGTTTTCCAAAGCGTTATCCGAATGGAAGAAGAAACAGGCTGAAATTCCGGTTCGTATTGACGAAGCCGAGAAATCCAAAGTTGATGTAGATGTGGCAGAGCAGGAGTTGTTAAAAGCTGATTTAGAGAGAAAGATTGAAGCACTTGAAGATGTAATGGCGAAATCTGATGTTCGGATTGATGAAATGCGCAGCGAAGAAATGCATTGTCAGTTTGAAATGTCCGCTATCGCGCAGACCATGAATAACGAACTTTCAAGCAAGAAACGTGAGATTGAAAATCACAAATATGACCACGAACGGAAGTTAGAGGATGTTCGTTCATCAATCAGAAAAGAGCAGGATTCCATTGAAAGCAATAAGAAATCAATTTCTGAACAGACTCTTAAGAAATCTGACCTTGTGAAAAGGTACAAAGAGGAAAAGGAAAAGAAGTTTGACGATTCTAAGTGGATATTTGACGTATCCACAACGGTTTGTTCGTTATGCGGACAAAGATTGCCGGAAGATAAAATAGAGTCTTTAAGAGCCGATTTTTCGCAGAGAAAGGCAGATGCAATCGAAATATTTAATGAAGAACACGCGAAAATACTTGCCATGATTGTTGATGACGGAAATGCGTGCGCTGAAATGATTAAGGATCTGACAAAGAATAACAAAGAATTGGGAAACAAAATTAACACCTTGAAACTTAATGAAGCGGAAGAAATTGACATTATCAAGGGATTTGATGAACAGATTTCTAAGATTCCGTCTTGCGCTGATTATATGCAGAATACGGAATATGCCAAGTTAAAGGCTAAACAGGATAAATTGCTTGCTGATATTGCAGAGTTAGAATCCAAGGGCAAAGATAAGGTGGCTGAGTACGCAAAAGCTGATAAAGCAAAATTAAAGAGCCAGCTTGATGAAGTAAATAAGATTATCACACAGGCGGCTAACAACGTGGCGATTGATGATCGTATCGAAACACTTAGGGATGAACAGAAAGAAATCGGGCAGAAAGTTGCCGACCAGGAACAGATGCTTTACTTACTGGAAGAGTTTATCCGCTTCAAGCTGAATAAGGTTTCTGAATCCATCAACAGTCATTTCAAGACGGTTAATTTCAAACTTTTTGAAATGCAGTTAAATGGCGGTATGAAAGATTGCTGTGAGTGTACCGTGAATGGCGTACCGTATTCGACTTTGAATAGTGGGCACAGAATCGTAGCCGGACTTGATATTATCCGCTCGTTAAGCGAATTGTACGGTGTGAGCGTGCCGATTTTCGTAGATAACGCCGAATCGCTGAATGAGTTTAATGTGCCGGATATGGATGCACAGTTAATTCTTTTGAGCGTTTCCAAGGACAAACAGTTGAAAGTGGAGGGTGTGTAGAATGTCAAGAGTAGGGACAAGCAACAACATCACACAGCCGGATGCACGGTGTATGTCGTGCAAGCGTTGGAAGAGTGCAAGTAAAGGGTTCTGGGGAAGAGACGGACATTGTTCTCTTCCGTATTGCGAAAAAGACGCGAGAAATAAAGGAAAGAGAGGTCGTGTACATGGATGATATTGAAAAGTTGAAGGCTGAAAACTCGGATTTGCGAACAAGGGTAAATGACCTTGAGCGTAATGAATATAGCCATATAGAAAAACTTAGAAAAGTCTCAGAAACAAACGAAAGACTTTTGCGTATTCTTGAAAATTTGTCAAATGGATATGTGAAAAAGGAGAGGTAATTATGCAGTATATCAAAGCAAAATACCCAAACAGCACACGCAGTTACATCTTTAAGACCGAGGATTCCGTAAAAGCCGGTGACACGGTTGTAAATGCTAAGTGTGCAAAGCTGGCAGTTACAGATGAAATCGTGGATATGAAGTGGGTGGAGACCTACGGTGCTGATAAGGTGGCGGTTGTGAAAAAGTATGAAGAGCCGGTAGATGCCGGAGAAAGCGAGGAATAAATAATTATGGCAGAAGCAAAGAAACAGGAAGTAGCAGTTAAGCAGGAAATGAATACAAGGCTTTCGTTCTACGCAAACCAGTACACCGGACTTATGGAGCGAGATTTCGAGGAACATGGTCTTGTATTTGATGATTATTCAAAACAGTGTGTTATGGCATCAATGAGTGCGATTTACAACCTTGTTGCATCAAATAAGGCAGCTATGGAAAATCTGAATGGTTCTAATTTGCGGCAGGTTATCGGGCAGGTTTCTAGTCTTAAACTTAATGCAAATGCCGTTCCGAGAGAGTGCTATTTTCAGTTAAGAAATAAGCAGGATGCTAATGGAAATTGGTATAAAGAGGTTGAAATGGGTATTGAGGGAGACGGAAACGATGCACTTCTCCGTAATTTCGGTGTTGGTGTTAAAAAGGTTTATCCGGTATGGCTTGTGAAAGAAGGAGATGAATTTACATATCCTAAACATAAAGGCGTTGAGATTACACCACCGGAATGGGAAGAAAAGGGATTGTCACAGAAAGTAATACGTGTCGTTTACCCGGTCGAGATGGACGGTGGAAAGATTGAATACATGATTGCGGAACGTGAAGGTGTAAAAGGAAACCTTTTGGCTCATGTGCGCAACAATCTTTTGAATGAAACGTTTGGAATTTGCGAGAATAAGCGCAAGGCAACCGACAAGCAAAAGGCTGAAATTAAGGCTAAAAAGGACGAGATTATCAGTGAACTTCTCGGATGCAAGACATTGGAAGAAATGCTTGCTTGTGAAGTGGCAAGACCTTATATGAGCGCGGCGTGGAGAGAAACTTCCGAAGCTATGATTGTACGTAAGATGCGTAATAATGCAATCAAGAAACACCCGAAAGACCTTAACGCTATGGCTACACAGTCACTTATACAGATGGATGAAACATATCAGCAGACGCAGGAAGAGATTGCCGAAAATGCCAATTCAGAGGACTTCATTGTTGCAGATGCAGAAGTAAAGGAATCCGTGAAAGATGGCGTTAAGAAGTCGATTGGAGCGCATTTTGATGTAGAAGTTCCGGTGAAAGATGATCGAAAGATTTCTACAGATGCTGACGTTCCGGATTTTATGAAAGATTAGGAGGAAAAAGACGATGAAAAGAATTTCAAAGGTTATCTTAATTGCACTGCTTACGGCAGTTATGGCAATGGGCGTGTGCGGCTGCAGCACGGCAGATACAGTAAATTACAATCTCAATAAAGAAGCAAATGAATTCAATGTTTATCGCAGGATTACGGTAACAAACGCCAGAACGGACACGATCATGATGCAGGCAGAGGGGTATATGTCCCTTAGCAACAATTCTTCCAACGAGCTTGTGGTTACATTTAAGACCGGAGAAGACCAGTATTGCAAGGACTACATCTATTTGAATGATTGGACATGCTACGTTATGGAACAAGTGGAACCGAAATCTACCGATAAATACCATTATGAATTAGTGTTTTATCCGGAGCGGCTTATTCCGGATGTTGAGATTAAGTAGGAGGGTATATGAGAGTTATATCACAGGATGGCACAATGGATATGCCGTATGATAGCAGTTCGGTTTCTTTATATGCAGGATGTATAAATGGGCGCGTTTATGTGAGAATGCAGATATGTGGATATGATGATTCAGTAGATGTTGCAGATTATTCCACAAAAGAAAAAGCAAAGAAAGCCATGGAAATGCTTAGAATTGCGTATGAAAATAATGTGTTTTATCATTGCACAGCTGGTTCAAAGTGTTTTGAAGAAGTACGGAGTATTTTGAGCGAGGAACAATTTCAGAAAGCTACAACAGAATATTTTCAGTTTCCTGCAGAGGAAGAATTGGAGTAGGGTATGAAACTTAGAGTTTTGGGGTCAAGTAGTTCCGGCAACTCATACGCCTTAATTGCCGATAACGGAGAAATCCTTGCGATTGAAGCCGGTTGTAAATTTCTTGATTTCAAGAAAATGATTGATTGGAAAATCTCGAATGTTGTCGGTTGCATTGTGAGCCACGAACACGGAGACCATGCGCGATACATAAAAAATTTCATGAAATCCGGCATTCCGGTTTACACGGCATTTGAAACACAGACCGCACTTGAAACCATAACCGGAGAACGTACAGCACCTATTCCACCGCGCAGAACACGGCAAATCGGCGGTTTTACAGCAACACCATTCAATGTACCGCATGACACAGAAATCGAGTGCTATGGCTATTTAATCGAGCATGAGGAAATGGGCAAGCTGTTATTCTTGACCGACTTGGAATATTGCAGATATGACTTTTCCGGCATAAAGGTTGAGCATATCATGGTCGAAGCCAATTATAGCATGGACTTGGTAGACCGGAATACGCCAAATTATGAACACCGTTTGAGAGGTCATATGAGCCTTGATACGGCACTTAAATTTATTCAAACGAACGACAACCCAGCTTTACGAAATGTCGTTTTAATACACTTATCGGACACAAGCGGAGATCCCGCTTTATTCCTACAACGAACGAAAGAAACAATTAAATATGGAGCGAATGTTTATGTTGCAGAAAAAGGGTTAGAGGTTGATATGAACCTTTGTCCGTTCTGAAAGGAGAAAGCATGAAATTATACATTTATAGATTTTGGAGAAATAAATTTTTTTTTGAAGAAGTAGACGTAGAGGAAAAGCCAAAGATGTATATCATCACAAAAATTGCAAATTTGGATATAAAGGACAGGGAATCCGCAAGGGCGAAATTGGTGCGTTAAGCGGTTGCAACAGGAATAAGGTCATTCTGACGGAGAAAGACAAGAAAAAGGCTGTTGAAATGCTTATTAACAGGCAGAACATTATTGTTGAGAGTTGCCGAGTACGTCTTGAAAAAGAAGAGAAAGCCCTTGAGACTATCAAAGCGGAACTTGAAAAGAATAATTAGGTTGAAACACCTTGGCGAAAGCCTAAAAGAAACTACCTTGTTTGGCGAATAGTTATCACAAACCTTATTGAAAGCCATGTTTTGGCGGTGCGTTCATCGTGCCGCCCTTACAAAAGATTGGAGGTAAAAATTGAAATTATGTAAATACTGTATGGCTGAATTTGAGCCGAAACGACCAGATCAGAAATATTGTAGACCAAAATGCGCCAAAAGATTTGCGCAGTTTAGAAATTTTAAAAGGGCTGGAAGAACTGTGTATACAAGAATATGCCCGAAATGTGGCAGGCTGTTTATGACGATAGACGAACACAAAATTGATTGCCAAGACTGCATCGGCAATGAAGTTAAAGAACGATTGAGAAAGCCAAAGAAAAAGGATGATGCAATCAAGGCTGTGAATCACATGGCACGCGCTTTCGGTATGAGCTACGGAAAGTTTGTGGCTCAAATGAGCATTAAACCATTGGAGAGGAAGCGATCGAGTGGATTATAAGAAATTTAGACAGGCAAAAGCCATCGAAGCCAAAAACAAGCAGAAATGGCTTGCATTGAACCCAAAGCTGGATGATGAAAGCGGAATTTACTCGTTAGTAAGGGTTGACGAGTATGGCTTCCGGTATGCCTACGTGGGACAGGCGAAGCACATTTTGACAAGGCTTGCGCAACATCTTGTTGGGTATCAGCACATTGATCTTTCGCTGAAAAAGCACGGTCTGTTTTCGCAAGACAACAAATATGGTTGGAAAGTTGGTTGCGCGCATTATCCAGAAAATGAGCTGGACGAGAAGGAGCAGTATATTATCAAACTGTATGCAGACAAAGGTTATCAGCTTCGCAATAAGACGAGTGGGTCACAGGGCGAGGGTAAATCTAAGATTGATGATTACCGTCCGGCAAAAGGCTATTATGACGGCATTAAGCAAGGCAAAAAGAGTCTTGCCAAGGAATTATCGCATATCGCTGAAAAGCACCTTGAAATCCGCTTGAAGCCGGAGAAACAGGGCAACAAAGTTTCTGAAAAGCAGTATGAGAAGTTTATGGCTTTGATTTCTGAAAACACATATGAGGAGAGTGATTAAATGGCAGAAGTCAAGTGGATTAAAATCACAACAGATGTTTTTGATGATGAAAAGATTCTGCTGATTGAGAGTATGCCGAGTGCGGATAGCATCATTACGATTTGGTTCAAACTTCTTATTCTTGCCGGAAAACAGAATAACAACGGTGTGTTTATGATGAGCAACAAGTTACCGTTCACGGATGAAATGCTTGCCACCATTTTCCGCAGAGATTTGAACACGGTAAGGCTTGCACTTAAGACCTTTGAAGAATTTGGGATGATTGAGGTCGTTGACAATGTGATAACGATTCCGAATTGGAATAAGCATCAAACGCTTGACGCTTATGAGAAGAAAAAGGAACGTGACAGGCTTTATCAGCAGAACCGGAGAAAGAAGCAGAAGAACCTAATTGAGCAAAAATCGCCCGATAAATCGTCTGACGTCGCTGTTTCAGATAAAGAAGAAGAAAAAGAAGAAGATAAAGAGAAAGAAAATATAAAAGAAAATTCGCTGTCGACCGATTCCGGAGATTTGTTTGATTTTGACGATGCATGGAAAAAGACTTTTAGTATATACCCCAAGAAAACAGCGTACAGTACCTCTAAAACGGCTTGGATGGATAAAGTGCTAGAAGTTATCGAAGAGAACCAACCGGACATTGCACGGCTGTTATACAAAGCCACAGAAGCATATTTGAGTGACTATCAAGAAAAGAATCCAGACGATACGGATTTTCGGTATATTCCAAAATATGTTGATTGGATAAAAAACGATTGCGATTATTGGTTGCAGATTGCGGAGAAACGAGGTGATTGTAGTTGACAGAAGCAGAATTCGGAGTGATCGGGTGCGTACTGATTGACAATGATGTGCTAAATAACATCTGGAGAACGCTGAAACCGGAAATGTTTAGTTCTGATTTCGCGCAGGACGCATACAAGGAAATGCTTGCCATGTATGACCGGAATGAAAGCATTGACCCAATGTCTTTATCAATGGCACTTGAGAATCACAAACACACCCAGGAACAGATTAGTGAATTGATGAAATCCTGTATTACCGGAACAATCACTTCAACCATGGTTAAAAGTTATGCCGATGCGGTTGTGAAAGAATACAAAGTAAGAACGGTTCGTGACATGTATCAGAAATCCAGCTTAAAGCCATGTGACATTGATGATACAATCAGCGATCTTCTTACAAAACTTGAACATTTGCAAGAGGGAAAAGAAGTAAAGCTAAAGCCAATTAAGGAGATTGTTGGTGAGAATAAGGACAAGTATTTCAACGAAAGTGTTGGAGAGGGCGGTATAAGAATCGGGTTGTCGCAACTTGACGATGCGCTTGGAGACCTTGAACGTGGTGATGTAACAGTAATTGCCGCAAGACCGGCAGTTGGAAAATCCGCACTCACAACGCAGATTATTGGGAATATGGCAAAAAAGGGACTTAAAGTCGCATATTTTAACTTGGAGATGATCGATAAACAGGTGTATGAGCGATTTATTTCAAGACTTACGGAAATCGGCTTAACAAGAATCAGAAGGGCAAAGGCTTTTCTTGGAGATGAACAGGAAAAATTTAACCGAGCAAATGAAGAAATGAGTAATTATCAATTATGGGTTGCGTCCGGCACTGTATCTCCGAGAGAGATAAAGTCGGAATGCAGGCACCAAAACTTTGACGTTATCGTTGTTGACTATCTGCAATTGCTTATGCCGGATAACAGATATTCCGGAAGAAATGAAGAAGTAGCATCAATTTCAAGAGGTTTAAAATCGGTTGCAAGAGACTTAAATACACATGTGATAGCACTTTCACAGATAACAAGAGCTTCCGAAAGCAGAGACACAAAAGAGCCTACCATGGCAGAGTTGAGGGAATCCGGGGCAATCGAACAGGATGCGTCAAACATAATTATGCTGTGGAATCTGTCAGACAATGACAAGGGGGCCAAGGGCGCAAAAATCGAAAAGAACAGACAGGGAATGACAATGCGTGAAGCAATGGAGTTTGATGGAGATCACATGAAGTTTGTTGAAATCGACAAACCACTTGATGATGTTGTTGCGGAAATCAAAAAGAAAGAACGTGGGGACGGATTCAAGCCATACAATGGCAATTGTCCGTTTTAGGGGTAGCAGCTATGGCAAGTGCAAAGATCGAAAAGGGTTCGGAAGAATGGCAGGTATTTATGGATTATTGGAAGCTTATCCAAGACTACTACGCGCCGGATAATGACGATGCATGGTGGCAGGAAGTGATGAAAGCCGGGGAAGAACTGATAAATAAATACAAAGGCATGGAAATTGAAGAACGCGCAAGACAGCTTGTATTAAGTCATTTTGCATGGTTGGAAATTACATACAGAAAGGGCAAAAATGTCGGAACAAAGATTGTATGAGATTGTTAATCTCAAAACAGGGCAGGTATACAACCGGGTGAAAAGCAACGAGGTAAGAATGGTGATCGGGTTGCCAAGACATATTCAAATCGGTCAAGTTGCAAATTCCAAGGATAAAACATACAAAAACTGGTATGTTCAAATACTTGGCGATCGGTGCGAAAGAGTCTTTCGGAAATCAAAAATTTACCCATTTACGAAAAAGACGTACAAGCAGTGGGAAAATCTGAATCGGAGGTATTCGCAGGTATGAGCAATGCATTAAAGAGAAAAAGTAATAAAAATCTGTTTTTTACAAAGCAGGACACGAAGATTATTGGCAGAAATAGCTTCGAAAAGCGAAATTCTGATGCGGTTATCACAAGATCATACAAAGAGTTCGTCGTGATCGGCTATATTATCCTGCACGACAAATTCGGATTCGGGCAGAAACGCATTGTGCGATTGCAGAAATTATTGAAACAGTATTTAGATGTCGCGTCTGCCGGTGGTGAGAATGGGAGAGATTTATCCGCAATGATGAAACAGAAATATGAAATTGACGTTCAAGAGAAAGTGAGAAGTGTGCCGCAAAGACAGCTTATGATCTTGTACGCAAAGAAAGGATTCTGCATCGAGCGAGAAGCCTACAGACTTTCCAGCGCGTCATTGTTTAACTATTTTGCACTCACGCTTACGATTCTGAAAAAGGAATTTAAGCTGTCTGTGAAGCAGTTACAGCAGTTCACGGACAAGTCTATTGATTATATTGATACGTTAGCTAATTATAAGCAGTTTCAGTTGACGGTTCCTATGATAGCTGAAACGTTAGCTGATGAGATTAAGTTTGTATGTGATTTGGAGGTGTGAATATGCTGAACAGAGAGAAATACGCAAAAGAAATTTTAGATATTGCGTGTAAGGGAGATAAAATTGCAGTTCGCAACGGGAAAATGACTTCTTGTGACAATCTTCTTTGCAAAGATTGTGATTTCGGTTATTCAGATTGTAATGAAAAAATACTGAAATGGGCGAACAGCGAATATATCGAGCCACCTGTTGATTGGAGTAAGGTTGCAGTCGATACGCCGATTTTAGTAAGAAATAGTGAAAAAAATGCGTGGAAAAAAAGATATTTTGCAAAATACGAGAACGGAATAGTGTACGCATGGGGATACGGAGCAACATCTTGGAGTGCATACGGGAGTGACAATATAATCGATTGGGAAATGGCAAAGCTAGCAGAAAGAGAGGATGTGTAGAAATGGGAGTTTTGCTTGCATTATCAACCTTATTTATATGGGGTCGGCTGGTTAATATTGATTGCGACCTAAAAGATATCAGCGAAGAACTGAAAAAGATGAACGAAAGGAAAAATGATGGAAGATAGATACTTATTCAAGGCAAAAACCGGTAATGGATATTGGACTATAGGATTTTTACGTTGCAAAGATAATAAATGGTATATAAACAATGCAGGCTCACCATTTGCATATGAAGTAAGACCAGATACAATCTGCCAATGCACAGGCTTAAAAGACAAGAACGGCAAACTGATCTGGGAGAATGATATTGTTGACTTCTTAGGGCATAAAGGGACTGTCGTATTTGAATGTGGCAGTTTTGGCATTGCATATAAAACACCTATAGATTGGAATGGAATAGAAGCAAATATTAAGCCAATAACCGGTTGCGATAATCGTTTATATGTTTGCGAAAATGATAATTATATATCATTGTGGGAAATCTATTGGAATTTTAATGATGAGGATGATTCGGTAAACACAGTAGAGGTTATCGGCAACATCTTTGACAATCCGGAATTGTTGGAGGTGTAGGCATGACGGAGAATGAAGCAATCGAATTTATGAAAAGATATTTAGATGCTGATTGCTATACAGATAAATGCGTAAATGCGCACAATATGGCAATCAATGCACTTGAAGAAGTACAGCAGTACCGAGCAATCGGAATGGTGGAAGAATGCCGGGCGGCTGTGGAACGTCAGAATCCGAGAGCTGCTATTACTGAAAAAGAAGATAATGGGATTAAAAAATATACATGTTATGCATGCGGTAGGTACATGGGTTGGTCAACTGGAACACTTCCTGCTCGTTATTGCTGGAAATGTGGTCAGAAATTGGATTGGGGTGATGAAGAATGATTTTTCAATCGTACATAAATTTCTTTCTACTAATCCTTATAGCCATTAGGTTAGATATTCTAACAAAATTTGGAGTCAATCTTTTTTGCGTTCTGTCAGTTGTAGCGATGATTGGACATGAGATTTTTGATTGTTTGAAAAAAGGAGATAAAAAACGATGAGACTGATTGATGCAGATGCACTAAAAGAATATTGCATGCGTGCGAGTAAATCTGATGATGATTTTAGGAGAGTAAGTTTGGCAACATTGGCGAGCGTGGTAGATGCACAGCCGATTGCCTACGATCCGGACAAGGTTGTAGAAAAACTGGAAAAGAGACGAATGGACGCATTAAGGCATCTTCGGGAAAATAAGGGGACAGAATTCGGATACGCATCTGAATGTGTGTATAATGCTTTGAATGAAGCAGTTGAAATCGTGAAAGGCGGTGGAGTGAATGAAATGGAAGAATAAAGCAGTAACAAAAATAACAGGTATTTCGTTAAGCTCAAGCGTCAGAGAACTTGCAATGGCGATAAATCATAATGCAGAAGTCTTGAGAGAAGCAGTGCAGAAGATAGAAGAATTGAGCGATAAAGTTGATCGACTAAAGGCGGGTGAAGCGGATGCCAATTAAACCGATTTTATTCAATACTGAGATGGTTCGAGCGATTCTGGACGGAAGAAAGAGTTGTACGAGGAGAATCAATAAAGATGCCAATGATTATGTTGTGCCGGATATGGATTTTTATGATTCTGATAAACGTACTTACGCAGTGCATAATTATTCAGACAAAGAACACAAAGATAAGTTAAGCATAGCAGAACGTACCTGTCCGATATGCCCGGGCGATATATTGTACGTGAGAGAATCGTATTCGGAATTGTCCTTTGGATATGTATATAAGGCAGACGGGGAGAATATTGACCATCTTGGAAATGTGATTAAGTGGCACCCGTCCATCCACATGCCAAAAGAAGCGGCACGTATCTGGCTTAAGGTTACGAATGTGAGAGTGGAGCGGTTACAGCAGATTACGGAAGTCGGCATACGGAAAGAAGGAATTGAGGTAGATCCGAAGGAATGCGTTGGTAAATTTGATTTCATCTCTGAATTGTTTTTCTTATTTCAGAGATTGTGGGATTCTACCATCAAGAAATCAGACCTTGACCGCTACGGTTGGAGTGCAAATCCGTTGGTTTGGATTATCGAATTTGAACGGTGCGAGAAGCCGGAGGGAGTGTGAAGTATGACTGAACTTGAATGGAAAGAAGTCGAACCAGAGCAGGAAGACTGGAAGAAACAAATTGATGTAGTTGCCTATTACGGAGATCTCGTCATAGGAAGCATTGTTTATTGTGGTGAAGAAATTGGATGGAAGTCTGTCATTGATGGGCACATGGATTTTTTACAGGCAGAATCTCTGGAAGATGCGAAAGAAGAAATGATTGATGCGTTAGATAATCATTTCACAGACCAAATCAATTATTACAAAGAATTGCAGGAAAGCCTTGACGAATTAAGGGGGAATGAAAATGCCTAAAGCAGTATTGGTAATGGATATGCCGGAACAGGTATGCCAGAAATGCACATTGTGCTATGAGACAGAGAATGATGACGAATATCTGTGCTGTGCGACAGGAAAACTTTTGCCAGACGGAGAAAAGCCGGAGTGGTGTCCGCTCCGAGAATTGCCGGAGAAGGTGGAAGAACTTCCATCTGAAAAATATGAATTTGGGAGTCTGGGGATGGCATTTGCGGCAGGCTTTAATGTGTGCTTAGAGAAGATTTTAGGAAAGGAATAACGAATCCTCGGTAAACCGAGGTTGCAACTTAAAGGTTTATGGATTTATTGAAAGTAGGTGAGAGCGAATGAGTGGTGGAAGTTGGAATTATTTGTATTGTAAAGATGTTGACGAGCTTATGAATGGTTCGTCAGTAGAAACATTGCAAGATATGGTTGACAGATTGAACAGTGCAGGTTTTGAAGATGTGGCTAAAGATACACAAAGATTAGTTGAGTATATCAAGTCGGCAAGTATACGAATAGAAACACTTTTTGAAGCACTTAGTCCTGTATTTAAGGCTGTTGAATGGTTTGATAGCGGAGATTGGGGCAAAGAAGCTCTGAATAATGAGGTGCTTAAATATCGAAAGTCTAATATTGATAGTTATGACAAAGCTGTTGATGATTTGACCGCTAACATCATTGAGCGTTTTTCCGGAATGGCTATGTCAAGCGGGTTACCAACCGAGGGCGCAACTTGGGAAAATGCCATAAGACAAGTAAAGCAGATAGCAGAAAAGCTGAAAGGAGCGAAGCAGAATGAAGATTTTAAGCAAGAAGAAATACAACAAACTCATTGAAGATTTTGAGGAATTGCAAAAAAAGGTCGAGGAACTCAAAAGGATAAATGAAAGCCTTGGGAAAAAGTTAGAGGATAAAAAGACGAGTTGCAAGCTGAATAGTGGTAAGGATTTCTGCTTTAAATGCGAAAACTCTTACAGATACAAGACATATTGGGGAGGGATGGAAACCGAAAAATGCGGTTGTTTGCTTGATGTGCCTTGTGAGGATTTTAAGAGAAAAGAAAGCGAGTGATTCAGAATGAGTGACAATGTAGAGATAGTAATAGCACAGGCTTTAATGATGAGAATTAAAGATTATGCAGAAAGAGCCTTGGATAAAAAAGATGTAACACTTGATATGGCTATGGTTGAAATACGCGATACGGTTGACGCTTATGACGAGTATTTTCAGACAGGCAGAAAGCCCCAGTAATTAACTAAAAATCAAAGAAAGGAATAGGTTGTGCGCACATAAAACCGAGGTTTCCTTTTGGTAAGAAAAATGAAAAAGAAGTTAAAATGTGAGATTTATCGAGATTCTATGCAGAATTACAAAAAGTATGCGATCCCTCCTGCACAACTTATTATTGCAGACGTTCCGTATAATGTCGGGAACAATTTCTACGGCAGTAACCCTATGTGGTATAACGGTGGCGATAACAAGAATGGAGAAAGCAAACTTGCGAAAAAGGCGGCTTTCAATTCGGATTTTAACTTTAACTTGTATGAATACTTCCATTTTTGTTCAAAGATGTTGAAAAAAGAGGACACAAAGCCTATTGCAAGGGGCAGAAGCAGTAATAGCCCTTGTATGATTGTGTTTTGTGCATTTGAGCAGTTGTCAACATTGATTGCGTCGGCGAAAAAACATGGATTCGTTAATTACATACCGCTTGTATTCTGTAAAAATTACAGTCCACAGGTACTTAAAGCTAATATGCGTATCGTAGGTGCTACGGAATATGCACTCGTACTGTACCGAAATAAGTTACCGAAATTCAGAAACGGCTTGCAGATTGATGAAAACGGAAAGAATATCAGAGGTACAGGACACATGATTTTCAATTGGTTTACTTGGGAGAAAGACGGAAAAGATATACCGAAGATTCATCCAACGCAAAAGCCGGTAGCAGTCCTTAAAAAGCTGATTGAGATTTTTACAGACGAGGGAGACGTTATTATTGACCCTTGTTGCGGTAGCGGTAGCACGCTAAGAGCCGCCGCAGAGCTTGGCAGAAGTGCATACGGATTCGAGATTGACAGAAACTTTTACGAGCGCGCAAAGAATGAAATGCTTGTATTTGAAAATGATGAGCAAATGAATTTATCAGATTATATTTAATGGAGAAATGGCTTATGAAATTTACAAAATTCATTAAGCCAGAACTTGAACAAATCAAAGAAAATGCCAATTTCACGGAAGAAGAGGAGAGAATTTTCTCTCTTCTCTGCCGTGGTTTTTCACAAAAGCAAATATCCACAAAAGAAAATCTATCACTAAGAACGATAGAGTACAGAGTGAGAGATATAAAAGATAAAATAGAAAGAACGGGGGTATTTGATTGGATGAAAAAGAACTGTTGAAATATGCCGTTGATAGTGGTATTCTCGACATAGCACTTGTGCAGAAACAAGTTACTATGCAAAAGAGAGAAAAATTACTCAACAAAAACCCTTATAAAATCTATCAAGGAAAGGATGAGAACTGGTACTCATATCTGCCGGATGAAGTAAAAGGCAGACGTAAAATCAAGGCAAAGCGCAGAGAAGCGGTCGAGCAGAAAATCATTGATTATTGGAAAGAGAGGGAAGATGACCCTACAATAGAGGAAATCTTCAACCGTTGGATTTCGCAAAAGCTGGAACTTGAAGAAATCAGCAGAGCAACCTATGACAGATACTTAATGGACTTTCAGAGATACTTTGATGGCATCAAAGATAAGAAAATCAAAAGTGTAGACGAATGCGATCTTGAAACGTTTATACGAAACAGCATCCATGATTTCGACATGACTTCCAAGGCATTCTCAAACTTCCGGACGCTGATCTATGGAATCTTTAAGTATGCCAAGCGGAAGAAGTATGTTAAGTTTTCCATTACATACACGCTGAAAGATATGGATATATCACCAAAAGCGTTTAAGCACGTAGTCCGACAGGCGAAAGACCAAGTATATATGCCGGATGAAAAGGAACGCATGGAGATGTACTTAAGGAATCACTTGGACATAGTAAACCTTGGATTGCTATTTATGTTTAAGACAGGTGTCCGTGTCGGGGAATTGTCGGCATTAAAGCGGAAAGATGTTGAAAACTACACGGTTGCTATCAATTCTACAGAGACTCGTTACCGTGATGATGATGGCTTTCACTATGAGGTCAAAGATTTTCCGAAATCAGAAGCCGGATTGCGATTTGCCATATTGCCGGATAAGTACAAATGGATCCTTGATGAAGTACGAAAGAGAAATCCCTTCGGGGAATATCTATTTGAGAGAGATGGAGAACGGTTGAAATCCTACAACTTTCGTGAACGTTTGCGGTATATCTGCGAACATGAACTGCGAATGAAAGTGAAATCTCCACACAAAATCCGAAAGACATACGGAAGTATTCTTCTTGACGGAAAAGTGAAAGAGTCCACAATTCTTGATACTATGGGGCATACAGACATTAGTTGCACAAAAGATCATTATTATTTTGATCGTACCGGAATTGAGGAAAAGAGACAGGAACTTGACTTAATCGAAGCATTATGAGTCCCTCGTACTCAAAGGTACTCAAAGAAAAATTGAAAGAATGGCTATTTTAAGCCATTTCAAGGCAATTACTCTAGGGTTCGATTCCCGTACGGACTGTT